CGTCGACTATTCCGGACAGCTCCAGAAGGCGCAGATGGACTCGGTCGAAGACTAAAAATATCGGCCTTTCTGGCATCTCAAGACGATGTTTTGTAAACTTCGGACATTCGCAGTGGATGAAGGGGCAATCATCCGTTGGACCCCCCTTCAATAATATTGTAATGCATGTCCGACACAGCGGAGGAACTCCACAACATCTTCGCCCGGCGACGCGAGCGGCTCGAAGCTCAGGAGGACCGCACGCTTAGCGACTGGGACCTCTCGATCCTTCTTGACTGCTCCGAGCGCCACGTGCGACATCTCATGAGCTGGCCCGACGATGAGGTACGGCCGGCCTACGTCCTGGCCCTTGAGTACGCCCGAGAGGTCGGCGTCGACGAATGCGACCGCATTGTCGCCACGCGGCCCAACACGTTCGAGACGCTTCTCGAGGAGGTGACCCTTTCCCCGACGGAGGTCGCCCACATGCTGGGGATCGATCGCTCGACGCTCTACCGCTACACCCAGGATGATCGCGAGCTCGACGTGCCGAGGCATCACTACCTGGCCCTCCTCTACATTCATCACCTCTATGGCCGCGGGGCCGAGCCCCAGGCCTGTCGGCAGCACATTGAGGTGTATGCAGGCGAATGAGGAGGGCTAGTTCTCCAGAACATCATCCAGAAGATCATCGATACGCCGCCGCCCCCCGGGCGGTCCGGCACTCGCCTTTGAGCTGGTGTTTGCACGCGAACGGTCGGCGTTTGCGCGCGAACGCTCCGGGGACGCGTCGGCCCCGGAGCCGCCCACCACGACGTCCGAGGTGCTGACGTCTCCCAGGGAGGCGCTCTCCTGGGGCGTGGGGCGCAGCTCGTCCGGCAGGTTCTCGAAGCGACCCTCCCGGATCATCTTGTACTTGACCTGGCGTCGCGTGTCGCGAATCACCTTGTCGATCTTCTCGACGTCCATGAGTTCGGGATTTTCGACGTTCAGGTCCATGCGGCGGAGCCGGTTTCGGCTGAGCTCGCCCGCTCGCCGGACGAAGTCGTGATACTCCTGCCGGGTCATCTGGACGTCGTGCTGCCGAAACTTGAAATGATCCCTCGGCTTCGCCGGCCAGAAACCATCCTCGTACGGCCGGGGCGGGTTCTGATTCTGCTCGTTGAAGTTCAAGATCAGCCGGTCCAGCTCAGTGGTCCGGTTCTGATTGCGGCGCCAAAGCGGAAGCGCGTTCTGGTAGAGGAAGTCCGTAAAGGGCGACATTCCCTCATAGCGCTCCAGCGGGCGCCCCCAGAGGTCCACCTTGGGCGGCGGGGCGTACGCCTCCAGCGGAAGCGCCTCCTGGCCCATCGTCTGCAGAAAGTCGGCCGCGTACTCACGACCGCTGCTGCCGCGCACCTTGTAGTCCCGACGGACGTCGTCGGTCGTCTCGATCCCCTTCTGAATCAGGTTCGGGACGAACCCCGTCCCCACGTTGTTGACGATGTTGCCGGCAGTCGCCGGGTACTGGATCACCCGGTAGATGTCGCTGAGGCCCTGAATGAAGGGGTTATCCTTTGCCGCCTTCATCGGGCTCGACAGGATCTGGCCGAACGTCCACCGCCAGTCCTGTCCCTTCTGAGCATCCTCGAGCTCATTCCAGAGGTCGACGGTCATCGCCAGCATGCTCCCCAGCGGCTCCACGCGCCGGTAGCTGTAGTAGGTGTCCCCGATCTTGATGCTGTTCGGCTGCGGGCCCCGCTCGCGAAAGAACCGATACTGGCCCCGATCACGGAAGTCCGGCGCCGACCCGGTCAGGACCGGCTCGTCCTCCTCGTCGTCCCCCAGGACGAGACTGCCAATCGTGTAGAAGGCCGTCCAGGCAATCGTTTGCTCCGCGGCGTGGCGCGTAAAGTCGCGACGGCGGTACCGGAACGAGGCGTCGTCGGTCACGCCCATTTCGTAGAGGCCGTGGCCCATCATGCGCCACAGCAAGTTGGCCGCGCCGAACGGCGACTTGCGGATCGAGGTCTTGATGATGTTCGAGGGCGCATAGAGGAAGGGCACCTTGTACTCGAACATGGCGCCGAGAAAACCCTTTGTGTTGCGAAGCTGCAGCAATTTGTCGGAGATGGGCCCGAGGTCGCTCTGGAAGGCCAGACCCTGAGCCTTCTCCAGCGCGTTCATCGACGCCTCGCTGAAGGGGTCGCTCACCAGCTCGCTCACCCGCTCGGTAAGGGCCTCCCCCTCCAGCCCGTCGGCCTTGGCTATGCGGTAGGCCTCCGCGGCGATCTGCATCGAGTGGAAAATCGACTTCTGCATCTGGTCGGCCGCGTTGAGGAGCCGCCCGGGGATGCGCACGGTTCGGCCGGCGTCCAGCGGGCGCTCCAGGCCCATGTCTTCCAACCGGTCGTTGAGGGCGTCGACGAAGCGCCCCCCGCTCCCGATCGACACCTCGAACGCCTCTCGGCCCTGCACCTTCTGGTCGGTGGCCTTCTCGCGCCCCTGCGTCTCGAGCTCGTTCTCGAGCACCGGCGCCTCCAGGTCAAACGCCAGCTGGGCCCGGTGCCAGGCGCGCTCTAGTGTGGGAAGCAACGCCCCCCTCATGAACGCCTCGTGCTCCTCCCTCTCCGGGCTCCGATCGTCAACGACGTCGGAAAGCTCGTTTGCCTCCGCAAGCTGCTGCTCGCGCTCGACGGTCGCCTCGTCGCCCAGGAGTTGGCGCCACGCCCTCGGGATCTCGGCCAGTCGCGGCGACTGGTTGCGGCCGCCGAAGACGCCGTCGGGAATCACCTCGTTGATCGAGGCCTCCACGAGGCGCTGCACCACAAAGTCCCATCCGGCGTGCACCAGGTTGCCGCCGAAGTTGACCCCCTGCGTCGTCATCGCAGAGAGGATCGAGTTGCGCCAATACTCAAAAAACTTGTCCCGAGCGCTTGCCTTTGCGGCGGAGGCCAGGCGTACGGCCTGGGCCATACGCTCCCGGTCGCGCACGCCCCCCTCCTCCACCAGCTGCTCGGGGCTGAGGCCCGCCTGGCGGAGCGCGTCCCGGATGTGGACGACCTGCTCGTTGTGATTGTCGAGCACGCGCCGGCGCTCGGCCTCCGTCTCGGCATTTTCCAACGCCTCGGCCGTTTGCCCACCGGGCATGAAAATGCTTTCCAGGAGCCACTCCTTGCGCCGCTCTACCGGCGTCTTCTCGGGATCTCTCCCGGCTGCGAGCTCGCGGGCCGCGTCGGTGCGCTGCTCGCGGTAGGCGTTCACCATTTGAGCAAAGTGCTCCAGGGCCTCGTCCTCGCCCGACGCCAGGGCCTCCAGGCCCTCTCGATTGATGACCTTTTTGGCGGCCATGACGTCCGCGGCCCCGTCCATGTCCCCCTTGAAGAGGCGCTCCTTGGTGCCCTCGTAGTCGTCCTCGAGCATTCGACCCGCCTGCTCGCGCCACTGCTCAAACGACTCCCGATCAGGTCGCCCCTCGAAGTCTTCCCCCTCGGGCCGTTTTTCTTCCGGGATCTCCTCATCCGGCTTTCGTGACTCGTCGACCACGTCAACCGTCGAGCGCACCTCTTCGTCGCTCGCCGGGTTGGCCAGCTCGGGACGGCCGGTCTGGGGATCGTCCTGGCGCTTCTCGAGCATCTCGTTAAACCGGCGCACGATCTCGTTCTCCTCCGGGAACTGCCGGCCCTCCTGGTCACCTTCCTGATCCCCCTCCTGGGATTGATTTCCCTCCGTCGGCTGCCGGCTGAATCTGGCTTCTGGGGACCCTCCGCTCGAACCATCATCGTTCCGGGTCGTAGTATCATCTGCCTCCGCTCCCGCATCGGGACGAGAACGTGTAGGCCCGGTGCGCGTAGGGCCGGTCGAATCGTACGCTTCACCGGTTCCATCGGAGGCTTTTTTCTTTTCTGCCATCTCATATCCGGTGAGAAGCCACGTCTCCCGGTTCCCGTGCCGGAAAAGGGAGAGAACAGCCTTGTGGCCGTCATATTCGATGTCCACACGCCGAGCTTGCTCGGGGCCGTATTCCCGATCGACCGTTCCATAGGCAAGAACCTCCACCATCTTCCGAGCCACTTGCTCACCGTCATTGCTCGTGCGGTCTCTCTTGGCAATGATGTGAGAAACGCCATGCCCCCCGGCAAAATTCTGGCTCGGATCGCCGGGCTCTCCCCATAGAAAGCTAATCGGCCCTACATCTGGCCGGGTCATGGCTTCTGGGACATCCTCCTGCTCAGCGATCACCCGATCCATCGCCCGGGCCCCCTTCCGGAAGGCCTCATCCGGGTCAGAGTCTCCAGACTGCCGGCTAAATTGAACTGCCCCGTTTTGCGCGCGAACGCCCGTCCCCACGCCCTGTCCCTCCCGCCGGCGCAGATGATCGGCGGCCGCTCGCAACATCTCCCGGAGGTCGGGCTCGCTCATTTCCTGCCCCGTGACGCGGGCCATCGCGCGCTGTAGGGCTTCCACCAGGCGCTGCCAGAGGTTCGGGTCCAGGTCGACGTCCTCGGCCAGCGTGGCAGCCAGCTCCTCGGCCATAAAGGCCTTGCTCTCCTCGGTGAGGCTGCCGTCGCCCGTGCGCTCGATCTGATCGGCATACGCCTCGAAGAGGCCGTGCTCCTCAAAGGCCTCCTTCCCAAGGGCCTCGTAGACGTCGGCAAGAACCTCGGTCTTGTGTTCGCCCAGCAGGCCGTCCAATCCGCGGTGGGCCACCACCTCGTGCATGTAGGCCTGGCGGGCCACCTCTTCCAGGGACGGGTCGGACTGGTCGGCCACGCGCCGGAGACTCTCGGCCAGAAGGTACACCTGCCCATCCGGACTCGTCAGGGCCGGTTGCTCGAAACTCTCCCCAATCTGGTCTTGCCAGAACTCGTAGACGACGCGCACATGGTCCGGGAGCGCGTCGGAGTTGGGCACCACCGGCACGCGGGGCAACCCAAAGCGGTCGGCCGTCTCGTTGGCCGTCTCTCGGACGGTTCGCTCGGCCTCGGAGGCGTCGGCGCCGGACGTTCCTTCCTGTTCAGCGGCCGTTTCCTCTTCTAGCTGAGTAGGTCGGGACTGATCTGGATCGCCCCTTCTTTCAGATAGATCGTCGTCGGCCCCGGCCCCGCGTTGCTGCTCGGTGCGGCGGGCTCGTCCCTCTCGGGGCCTTCCCCGGCGTCGCTGGAACGGCGCCTGCTCGACGGGGCCGAGCTCGCCTTCGGACCCCGATCGGTCAGCAGGTCGCTCGCGCGCTTGCGTCGCTTGCTGGGCATCGGTAGATGTGCGCTGTTCGGAATAGGCCCGATCGATCAGCTCCCCGAGCAAACTGTCGGTGAGGCGAACGCCGGTGACCTCTCGAAATCGACTGCGCAGGCGCTGCACCTCCTGCGGCTCACCCGTGCGCCGGCGCCGAGGGTACTGGCGCAGGATGTCAATGACCTCTTGCTCGCTTACTTCACGGCCCACGATCTCTGACAGTTCCTTGGCGTACGTGTCGAGGGCCCGCCCCTCCCTCGAAAGCCAGTTGAGACCCAGCTCGGGATTGTCCCGCCGAAAGTTCGGGTCGCTCACGCGGTCGAAGCTGCGCGTGGAAATGCGGGGCCCGTCCAGCACCTCGGCCACCAGGTTGTCCTCGTCCTGTACACTCGAGATCGCCTCGCTCTCTTGGGCCACAGCGACTGCCTCGGCGATCTCGAGCGGGTTGCTGCTCTCGGCGGCCACCCGCTCGAGATACTGGTCGAGACGCAGGCGCTCCCCCTCCGGCGTGGTGGCTTCCTCGGCCGAGCGGCCGCGGCCCTCCTCTAGGGCTTCAGCCTCATTGGCCAGGTATTCGGCCACAACACGGTTGTAGTTTGACGAGCGGCCGTCCACCTGCCGACCGGTCTCCAGGTTGGTCACCTCGATGGTGGCTCCGTCCTCTCCGCCCCTCGGGTCGATCCCGTAGCGTCCATCTTCGTCGCGCCTCGTGGGCAGCTCCGGCTGTTCTCGGATCTCCCGGCCCGTGGCCTCCTCTACGTCCCGAATCGCCTCATCAAGCCGCTGTCGGGCCTCAAACGACGCCTCGGCACTTCGCTCTTCAGCGACGGCAGCTCGGGCGTTCTCGAGTCGCTCCCTGAGCTCGCGACTGGCGTCCTCGGACTCCTCCAGGGCCTGTTGGGCCTCGTCAGCGCGCCCGATGTCGCGGGCCTGGCGCTGCAGCCGGCGAAGCCGGGCCTCCGCGTCGCGTCGTCGTTTGGGGTCGGCCCGCTCGTGGCCCCGCTCCTCGGCGTAGCGCTGACGGGCCACGTCGCGCGTGGCGTCCCGGATGGATTGTTCTAGGTTTTCAGTGTCTCCATCCGTTTCTTGGAGGCGATTTCGAGCAGAAGCAACTCGGTCTGTTTCCTCTCGCGTAAGATGCTCGGCACGGGACCCCCCGCGCTCGTAGAACTCGTCGATCTCGCGGTTGACTTGCTCGGCCGTAGCCCGCTCAGTAGCGTCGGCGTCGGGCGCTGCAGGAGCTTCCTCCTCTGCTCGTGCAGGTGGTCCCTCCACATCTGGGTCACCCGCTGATTGAGCAGGCGGGTCTTCATCGCCTCGATCACGAGCTGAAGCTTCAGCAGTTTGATTTTGAACATCACTCTCGTCCAGGTCTGATTCTAAGGTCTGTTGGGCGTCGCGCGCTTCTCGCCTTCGATCGGGCGCCTGTTGCCGACGGTTTCGCTCGATCTCCCGGGCGGCCTCCAGGCCGGCCTCGGCGCTCTGCACCTGCTCGACGGCGTCGGTGACGGCGGTAGAGAGGCCGCGGCCCACGTCCTCCTCGAACAGCGTGCCGGTCTGTGGTTCCTCTTCCTGCTGTTGCTCGCCGGCCTCCTCGGTCTCTCCCTCGGGAAAGAGCGTTTCCTGATCGCCGCTGCGGCGCTGAATCTCGGCGTTCACGGCCTGCCGGACGTGCTCGTTCTCTGCATCCTCCCGGAGCGTGGCCAATTCCTCGTCCGAAGCATCCTCGAGGACACTGCGGAGCTGCGTGCGGGCCTCCTCGGCCTCGGTTTCGGCCTCCCGACGGCGCTGTTCGGCTTCTTGAACGCCCTCGTCCACCTGCTCCTCGGGGCGCGTCTGCCTGCGGCGGCCCATGTCCGGATCTAAGGAGCCCTGCTCCACGCGCCGCCCCATCTCATCGTGCACCGCCTCCAGCGTTTCGGTGTCGTCGGCAGAGCGGGCCTGCTCCTCGAGCCGGGACAGCTCCTCCGGCGCGACGTCGGCAAAGGGCCGCTCCTCCGTCTCGGGGTCCGCCTGTTCCTCTTCCGCCTGGACGTTCTCTGTCCGAGGTTCGGGGGCCGCATCCGTATCCTGTTCGGGTTCTACATCGGCGGCCGGTGCTTCGGCCCCTTCCGGAGCAGCCGTCCCCTCTCCCCTTTCCTCTTCCGTTTGCGCGCGAACGTCCTCCCCAGGGGTCCCCTGTGGCTCGCCCCCGACCTGGTCGGCCCGATCGGCCGCCGGCGCCTGATTCGGTGGGGCTGGCTCGCCCTGCGCCTGTTGCTCGCCCGTCCGCCGCTCCATCTCCCCGAGGACCACGCCGGCCCGCACCGGGTCGGTCTCCCCGGCCGTGGCCTCCTCGTACAGCTGGGCCAGCTCCTCGTCGGTGGCTCCCTGCACCTCTTCTTCAAGGGCGCCGGTGTCCACTTGTCCCTCGGGATCGGCCACCTCGTACTCCCCCCGGGCCGCAGCCCGGAGGCGCTCGCGATCGGTCCCCCCTTCGGGATCTCTTGCCCTCGACCCAGCTCCTCGCCGCCCCCCGGCAAGCGTCGTAATCGCGTTGAGAAGAAAGCCAACACCTCCTCCCGTCTCAGCGGCTTCTCGAACCCCCTTCAGTGGACCACGTCCTGGATCGAACTCCCGAGCGGCCAAATTCCGCATCACCTCTCCTGCGGTCTCCTGAGAAGCTTCTTCCAGGGCACCGATGCCAACCTGGAGCGCCTTTCGCCGCAATCGCTCGGGAACGGCGCGAGAGAGGGCTCTCTCGACAGGGAGAATTTCACTCGCACCGGCCACCGCGGCAAGAGGCGCGCTTTGCTGCACCTCCTCCGCAGTGGCCCCTTCCGATGGGGGTCGGTCACGAAGCTCGGCCTGCCGCCGCTCCCGTCGGGCCTGCCCAATCATTTCGCCCTCGCTCCCTGCGATGCCCAGTATGCCCCCCACAGGAAGACTCAATGGGCCAGACGCCGCCGACCCGGCAATGAATGGAGCCACGCTCCCGAGTCCCTCCAGTGTCCGCATGACAAACTGCCGGCGCTCTTTGGAATTGACCTCAGGCAAGCGCTGTTCGGCAAACCGGCGCACGCCTTCCGCGAGTTCGGCCTCTGTGCTCTCTCCTTCCAGCGTCTCTCGAATGCGCCGCCGCTGGGCCCGAGAAATCTCTCGGTGTCGCTTTACCTGCGGACTTTCTCCCTCTACCCGCTCCGCGGCCGCTCCTGAGCGTTGAGCGGGAGCGGGAATGGCACTGCTCCCCTCAATCATGGCGGCCGTCATATCGGCGGCCCCCCGAACGGGGGCAGTGAGATATTCGAGGGCACTCTGGACAGCTGTTTCCTCGGGCTGCTGTAAGTGATCAGAGACGTCCCCCTCCCGGTTCGTCGGATCGGGCGGCTGAGGATCCGGGACGCCGGAAATGTTGGGCTCCGCCACGGCTTCTCCGTCCCCGGTTCGGAATGCGGCCTCGCCGGCATCAGAGAGAACACGGTCGATCCGACGCCGCGGATCGCGTCGCTGGTCACCCTCCTGGCTTTCGTCGTCGTCCGTGTGCATACCCGCGTCCCCGGCGCCTCCGTCTTCGGAAAGCCGCTGGTTGATCCGCTCCAACGGATTCCGCTGGGCAGACTCCTGTTGGGTGGACGAGTCCGGTTGTGCCGCTCCGTCCCCTCCCGATGACTGTTGGGCCTGCATGGAGGTCCGGAGGGCATTCTCGACCGTGACCGGCCCGCTGAAAAGACCCGAGTCCGGGTGGGCCTGCGAGCCACCCGCGGCCGTCCCCCCCTGCTGCTCAAGCCGTCGCCGGATGCGCTCGAGAGGATCTCGCTCGTCGGTTTCCATGAGCTCACTGATGTCGTCCCAACGGTGCGTCGAAAAGGACAGAGAGAAGGCGCCGTACTACTCGACCCCCAGCTCGTCGAGAAGCACATTCGCCTCCCGTTCGCTCAGCTGTCCGCTCTGGACCTGGTCGCGGATGTAACGAAGTGCCGCCTCGGAAGACCTTTCCTGGGCAATGGAGCGCACGTTCTCGAGGGCGTTCTCGACCCTCTGTCGAGAAGCACGCCCCTGTGAAACCTGCCCCCCCGAGGTCCTCCCTGATTGGGTCTTGCCTGATCGAGACGAGGGGTCTCGATTCATAAAGGTATCCCGGTTTTCAATCAGGTCTCCCTCGGGAACGTCCCGGCCACCGTTTTGATTGCGGAAAGGCTGCTCACCGTCTTCAGACAGCTTTTGGCGGTGCCGGCGCAGCTTGCGAATGCGGTTGTTAATCTGTTGGAGTTCTTTTGGTTTAAGTTCGCGGCGGTAGGGCTCGCCGAAGGTATTAGTTTCTTCGATTCCCTCACGTTTGTAGCGTTCAAGGAGTTGGATCTCCCGGTCGACGCCGTCGACGGACGTGGGCGCTGCCTCAAGGTCGTCGTCCGATCCCTGCCTCGACTGCAGAGCCCGCGTCAAATTGGCCCGGGCATTTGTCTCCGCCACCTCGAGCTCGCGTTTCTCTTCTTCGGTGAGGGGACGCCCTCGCTTCCACTTGATCTGGGCCCGCTCCAGACGCTGCTGTTTCTCCAGCTCCTCTAGCGACTGGGCATGCTCGCGCCGGTCGCGCCGGTCTTCGAGCTGAGTCTGGAAGTTGGCCTCCCGCTCCCGGTTGGCAATCTGCTGGTTGGTTGTGCGCACCTCCTGCCGCCGGTCGCGGAAGTTGGAGAGCTCCTCGAAGAAGGCATTGCGCCGCCGCTGGTTACCAGCGGCAAAGCTCTCGCTCAGCCCCGCGCCTACCTTGGCCAGGCCGGGGCTGTCCGCCAGGGCGCCAATGCCAGAGGCGGCGGCCGAGGCCAGCGCGAGCCACCGGTTGCGCCGCAGGGCCTCCTTATTCAGCTCGGGCCGCTCTTGCCCCAGCTGCACGCGCTCCAGCTGCAGGCGCGGGACCTCGTTCGAAGCACCGGCCGCCGCGGCGGCCTGCCCGTCACCGCCGGCTCCCGAGCGAGCGGTTGCCGAGCGGCGATTGCCGTGTGGACTGTCGGCCTCGTCGCGCAGGCCTGTCAGGATCCCACCCGTGCTTACGAGTGGATCTTGCTTCTCTTCGTCCGGCAGTCGAAGGCGACGTCGACCACGTCCGTGTTGTTGCAACGCCATGAGATCGAGAGGGTCGGTGAAATAGATCTAGGATCTAGGCGTAGTTTCCGCGCATGCCCAGCCCGGTGAACTCTCCTTCACTACCGGTGCCCCCCCCGCTGCCTCCTGTAAAGTTGGACCCTACGATCGCAGCACTCTGGGCGGCAGATCCCAGTGCGTTCAAAATTTGGCTGCGGCGCCGGACCTTCTCCTTCCGCCGGCGCCAGTAATTAGCGTCCTGCTGGTTAAGCCCCGTCATGAGGTGTCCGAGGCGTCGCTGTTGCTTCTGATTTTGGATGCGGGCGCTCTGGCCAAGGGCCCGCTGCTGGCCCTGCGCCATCGTTCGCGCGCGAACGGCATTCTGGGCCACCTCAAACTGAGACCCCTCCAGGCCGCGGGCGGCTGCCTGGGCTTCGTCCCGGTTCTTCTGTCGCTCATTCTGCCTCCGCAGCTGGGCCGTGCTCGCCTGGAAATGCGCGCTTTGCGCCGGAGATCGGTTTTGTCCCTGTTCGTAGGAGCGCTGCAGGCGCTCGAGGATCTGCTGGCGCTGCCGGGCGACTGGCGACCGGTCGCCGTCGCTGTCCTGGGTAAGCTTGTTGTACAGGCCAACACCGGCGGAGGCAAGGCCCGCTCCGGCGGCGAGCGTCGATAAAATAGCCATGGGTCCAAAAAATCAGTGAAACAAATTTATCACCTGTAGGAATTGCGTACGCACGAGGACTGTCGGCGTGCTGTCTAGGCCGAGCCTCATGGTAAGATCCGCCCCCCAAAAAAGCCGAAGACAACTCCTCCGGCAAAGGCAAGAACAAGGCCAATCGATCGGCGCACGCGCTCCCACCACGACTCGCTTTTGTCCGGCCGAAGCACCTCGACGGTTTCCGACGTGGGCTCTTCTCGCACCTGCTGGCGGCTCGTCGAGTCGCTTTCCGGCATCCAGTCCCAGATTTCTCCGTAGGCCGGCAGCTGGGCCTGCTCCACTTTGGTGCTGTCACCGACCGTGTACTGGACCTCGACGTGCTCAGGGTCGGCGTTGCGGTTGACGCTCACGCGCTGGACCTCGAGCGTTGGGGTCGGCAGCGTGTCCTCGTAGATGCGGACCGTCGTCGGGCGCGTTGGCGTTCCCGGCGGTGGCACCGGGGGCAGCTGCTTGAGCTCGACCGTGTCGCTGACGGCGGTCACCGTCGAGGGCTGCGCCGGGCGCTCGGCCTCGACGAGCCGGCCGTGCGAGCAGCCGAAGCAGAGACACGCCGCGAGGATGAGAAGCGCGGTGACCGCAATGGATACGCCCCAGCGGTATGCCCAGACAAGGTCATCCATACCTCTCGTCGTAGTCGTTGGAGTACCAGATGGCGAGGGCCAGGGCGTAGGCGAACGCTATGAACGCCGCCGCGGCAACGCCGAGCGAAGGCCACAGGCCCTCTACGGCCTTGCTGGCGAAGAACGCGCCGACGCCGCACCAGGCAAGCAAACCGATAGAATTGATCCACCCGCTCGGCGTGATCTTGGCTGGGTTCAGGTGGTCAAAGATCGTGCTTGGTCGTGTCATGGTAGTTTTTGGGTTCTGTCTAAGGGTGAAACGGAACTAGTCAAGTGCTTGAGGGAGTAAATGCTACGATGCGAAAGTACGACCCCGGCCGGATACACCGTTTTCGCGGCCATACCCCATCTCCATCGCGCTGCGGCCCCGCGTCGCCGGGGCTTGTATTCCCCTCCACCGTGCGCCCGCACTGCTGCTGCCACGAGCGCACGATGCCAATATGACCTTTCCAGGTGTCCCCTCGTCGCCAGATGGCCAGCGCGCCGGCGGATACCACCTCAGTCCCCCGAATCACTTTTCGGGCCGCGACGGAGCGGCCAGTGATGTAGTCGGTTGCGGCGGCGGATCGGACCGCTAGAGTATCACCTCCTGCCTGATCCATCGCCCACCGCACCAGTCCCGCGCACCAACTGTAGCCGCCCCCGAGATTAACAGAGGCCATGTACTTTCTGATGTCGGGTCCCTCATTCGGCCCCTCTGCCTCCTTCTCGCCCACCTCCTGCATCGCGGTATCCACGACAGCAGGACGCGAGCAAGGCTGACCTGTGGCGATCGCGGGTGCCAACAGCAGCGCCAGGGCGAGCAGGGCCATGGCTACCGCGATGTTGCCTCCGCGCAGCTGCTCGATCGTGTCGATGCTCTCGAGGGCGTAGCGGTCCAGCGCCGCGAAGAGAACGACAATCAGCGCTGCCTTCGCGAGCGCCGCGGCAAAGGCGGAGTAGGCCACTGCCCAGTGGAAGGTAACCCCTACGGCCAGCGCCGCACTCGCGCAGAGTAGAACGATAAAATGTCGAAGCTTAAAGCCCGTCATCGGTCGCTCTTGTTGTTTTGGAGAAGGAGGTCGATTTTCGTTTCTATTCGGGTGACCCGTGCGCGCAGGTCAGCGCGGGTCTCCCGCCGGCGCTTCAGGGCCGACTGGACCCGCTCGATGTCGGTCTCCGCCTGGCGCATGCGCTCCCTCATCGTCCCAATCTGATTCCTCGTGGTCACGTACGAGGAACCGACTCCCACAAGGATGGCGACCATCAATGGGGCGATCAGGGACGTCCAGTCCCAGCCTTTGGCGAAATTGGACATGCTCACAAGCGTTCGTTCTGCAGTGTTAAACCTCCGCCCCCCAAGCGAAATCGACATCCTGCCCCGGATCGGAGTCTACGTTGATGTCGAAGTTCGACGCGCCGACGCCTGTGATGTAGTAGTAGCCGGCACCCCCAAGATCCCCGAGCGCAGTGATGCGGATGTCCTCCGGGTCGGGCGTCACGTCGAGGCCATGGGCCACCGTGACGGATGTACTTCCGCTGCTGAGCGTGGCCTGGCCGCTCCCTGTCGTTTGTACTGCCGCTCCGGTGTTCACTCGAAAATCGGCATAGGTTGTATCCCGCCGGTCAGAAAGCCAGAGTGTCCAGTTTATATCGACAGGTTCTCGACCGGTGCGCTCGGTAAGCTCCCATACAACGTTTGTGCGGGTTCCGTCATCGAAATGGGCACGATTTTGTGAGACCTTGTGCTCGCTGGTTTCTGAGCCTGCTGGTGCCCAGCTTAGTATCGGGCTTCCATCTTTAACCCGCCCTTTAGCCGCCTCGATGCGGAGCGTGCCGCCTGCAGGAATAGTGTCTGTTCCCTCTGCATATTTTAGCCCCGTCGGGTATACGACTTGCGCCCAGTTGTCTTTCTGCTCAATGGGAGCCTTGTAACGGGATCTACCATCCCGAACCAAGAGGCTTGAATTTGATGGCGTCAAGTCTACCGCCGCCGTGTTGCCGTCTACTGTTGATTTTACGACCGAAAAATCATCTCCTACACTCTTTATGCCAACATCAGCCCCGCCTATGTTTGATCCGTGGACTAGGGTATGCGCACTATTTGCATTAGATTCTAAGACAATGGACTGATCCACATCCTGCTCTAAGTGCATTTTGCTTATAACTGCGTGTATAGTGTCAAGATACACGCCAACACTATTCCCTGTAGTTCCCCAATCTGACAGATATGTATCGTTGGAGTCTATCCATATCCCATACTCATCATTGATATTCGCATAGCCTTGTCCTGTGCACCGAATCTGACTAATCGGGCCCCCGCGATTTTTTAGGCCCTCGTAGTGTAGTCCATGTCGATTACGGGTTACCCAGCAGTTGTGATGATTAATGTGAAAAATGGTCCCGAGCCCAGAAATGCCGTAGTCAAATTCACCAACTAGGACATCATCAAACACCACGTCGTCTATGGGCGCCGTTTTGGAATCTCCGTACCGGCCCGTGTCGTCTTGCGCATCGAGGAAAATCCCGTCTCGCGAATTGGCGTTGGCGCTGACAAGGCCGAACTCGCGAAAGCGAGTCCCCCTACACGTGGCTGTCAGCGCCGCCAGCCGGAATGCGTCGGTGCCTGCGGTGGAGGGCTCGTGGATGATCTTCGTGGGCACATCATCTTCATCCCACTTGTTCCAGGTTCGGGGTCGCCCTTGGCCTTCGACAATGAAGGGGTATCCATCAAGCGTCACAGTCCCTGTCATGCGCGAGAGGCCGCGGGGCAGAATAATTTTGCCGCCGCGCTCCTCCTGCTGCAAGTAGTTGACCGCTGGCTTGATGCCTGCCGTCCCGGTACCATCCTCATACGGGGAGGACGGCGAGCCATCCCCGGACGAGATCCACCATTTGGCTTTGACCGCCCCCGGGTACTTCTCCGATACGTCCGGATCTTTCGCGGCGAGCGCGTCGGCGACCGATCCCCCGTAGGCTTGCACCTGTACGTCGTAATCCGACGTGGACTCCTCGACCACCTCGACGGTGCTGTCAAAGGTGACCGCGTTCCCGTTGTAGGGAAGCTGCTCCTTCGGCACCTCGACTACGCCCCCGCCATTGTTTTTCGCGTAGTCGTGTGCAGCCTGCACCGCCGTCTCAAAGTCCGTAAAGTTGGCGGGAGTGAACACCTTCGCATTAGCGCTGACCGGCATCGACACGATGTTGCCGACCTGCGTCACCGAAAGCGAGATGCGTGGCCCAATCGGTGCCCATCCGCCCTGGGTGGACCCAGTCCCGGTATCTTGGTAGTATTGGGACTGGTCCAAGACATAGACCACCGAGTCGTCGCCGGTCGACGCGGGTAGGTCGCCCGCGCTCTGCACGGTATCGTCCACCGCGCCGATGGCGCCGATGTCCTTCGCTGTCTGCTCCACGTCGTCGCGAAACGCGCGCGCCTCGCTGCGCGCCAGTGCAGCGCTGGAGTGGGCCTCCTCGAGCGCGGTGCGAAAATCGCGAAGCTCTTGGTCGTTCTCGAGCAACGTAACGTCCGTGGGGGTCGGCATGGGTTAGGTTTCGTCTTTGTCAATGAGGATGCGGCCAGAGAAGTCTTCGTCCCCAAAGTCGACCTTGAGGGCGTGCTCGATCGAGGGCGTGATGCGCACGAGGGTCAGCTCAAAGGTGCGTCCGAACAGCTCACCGGGAAAAAGGTCAATCTCGAGGCTGCGCCGCTTAAAGGCGGCTTTGGAGTTGCCCCGAATTTCAACTTTGCGTTCGGTCGGCATGGCTCAGACGTCGGTTTCGGCGATGAGGACGAGCGTGGTCGCCTGCGTCTGGTCCTGCGATTGCACCAGGTCGGGCGCGTCTAGGTAGGCCGGGTATTCGTGCGCCTGGTGGTCGCGGAGGGTCCGATTCCGCAGGTCCCACTCTATAAAGATCGATTCGATAGACTGCCCGGTCAGGGCCCGGCCTCGAATGTCGAGGACAAACCCTGTGCCGAGGCCGGCGTCCGGGACCACCCCGCCGCTTAGCTGGCCCGCCCGGAGCGTTTCGCGCTCGAGCTTGATGTATTCGCGCTGCGGATCGGTCGCCACCAGAGACAGGTCCACCTCTTCCAGCGGGGTCGGCTGCCGCAACTGCACCTGCCGCATGCGCTTCAAGCTGCCGAGCGCGCCGGTCTGGAGGACGGCCGTCTGGATGTTGACCTGCCCCTCCCCCTCAGTGGCCACCTCGCGGACCAGCGCCCCGTCGGCCCGGGCGGCGTATTCCTCGCCGGGCCGGAGCGCAAAGTCTTGACGCTGTCGCCGCAGGGCGCTCCACGCCCCCTGGTCGATCGAATAGTTCCAGACGCGCCCGCCGGCGGCGACCCACACGTCGTTTCGGCCGCGCTGCACGTTTTTGTAGTGGCCGACAACCGTATCCGGGCCGAGAGAGCGCAAAAACTCCTCGCCGACGTCGTTGAGCGGGTTCGAGAGGGGCGGCTGTTGAAGCTGTGGGGCGAGCTCATGCAGGCCCCCGTCCAGGCACGCCACGACGCTTCCGTCCGCGCTGGCAACCGCCGCGCGGCTCACGGCGCCCTGATCGTTGGTAAGCACGTCGACGCGCTGGACGAGCGGGGACCCCTCGCCGACGCGAAGAACGCGGACGCTGTCCTGCTGAAAGGACAAAATGGGGTATTGGCCGTACTGCCCCTCCGACACTTCTTGGCCGACGGCCTGAAGCGCGAGCACCCGGTCGTCCTGCGACCGGGCATCGGAAACAAGGTTCTCGGCTGGCCGCTCCATCGGACGGTACGGCTCAGACCACACGATGAGGTTTGGCTCGATGCTCAACTTCTCATTTTGCCCGTCGGTGACGGCATGCGTGTCGTCGGCTACCGACTGAATTTTCCACTGGACATCGCTCTTTTGATTGTTTGAGGACTGCGCAAACGCCCGGATGGTGCCCCCGTCGTTGTTGTTGTCGACGCTTACAAACACCTCATTTTCAATGCGGGTGTATTCGGCCTCGGCCGGGTCGAACCCGGAAAGGGTAATAGAACCATCATCCTCAAAACTGTTCGTTCCGGTGTCGCCCGTCGTGCCGCCAGCGATAAAGGCGCTCACGGTGCTTTTGTCGGATACGAGCACGTTCTTGTCTGCATCCAGAATGGCAACGCGAACAAATGCCTCTGCGCTTGCTCTATCGTTTTGTCCTTGCGTCTCCACCTCGGCCTTGATGTAGTAGTCGACCGTCACCTCGACCACGTCTTGCGAACTACCGGTCACGTCGGCCTCGGAAAGCCGGGATACTTTGTCGGTATTTATCTGGTCTGAATTGCCTTGTGAGACGTCGTTTTCGTCCAGCGATTCCCCCGCACTAAGGGGGCCGGTCCACCCGTTTTCGCTGCCAACGTCGAGCACGGCGCCGTCGCTGGACGCGACGGTCAGGTCGAGCGGGTCCTTTACGTCGCTGTACGCAAACGTCGCCGCGGCGGCCTCCTCGAACGAGCGGTCGCTCCCCGGTAGGAGAATGGATTGCCACGTTGCCGACGAAAGCGGGTCGCCTTCGGTGTAGTCGGTGGATTTATACATTTCCCACCGCAGGGCCCGCGGGTCCGGGTACCACACCAAGTTGCTCCGTAGCGAAGCCGCCTCGGCCGAGGCGGTATCATAGGGCAGCGGGGCCGAGTTGCGGACCACCTCCCCGTCGGTCGTCTCTACCCAGACGGTAAGAAGGACCCACTGGTCGTTTCCGTTCGCGTTCTCCCGGCCCTCTTTCCAGCGGAGGATTTTCTTCAGCGGCGGCTGTTTCAGATCATACGCAAGGTCGCCGAGCAGGAGACGCGCATTGTAGTTGTACGAGGCGCCTGCCGAAAGTCGGTGGTGTTGTATGGCCGACCCCTCAAAATCTCTTTGTGTAAGCAAATCTTCGGTTGTCCCCTCCCACGAGGCCCCGAACCCTACCTCCAGCGTCGAAATACTGGTGAGGCGGTATCCGGGCTGTCGTCGAGCGGGGATGGTGGTTGTGGTGTTGCCTTGGTCGTCGGTCTTCTGAACAGGGGCGTGGCCAACCACAAGGAGCTTGCTTATGCGCTGCTTCCAATAGTCGGGCAGGGCCTCGGTGAATCGCAAGATTTTTGCACGCACCTTGAACGGCCCGCTCTCGCTCACTTCGACGAGTGATCCGGCTGGCCCGACGGCACCAGTGTCCAGTTCCCAAGCAAAACGAAACAGATACGTGCCTGCGTCCAGGCCGCCATCCCCATTCGTAAGGGTTGTCGACACGCTCATTATCGGCAATTCGGGCCAACCGTATTCGGCGACCGTGTCGCCGTGTAGGACGAGGCCCTGCTCCGGAGCACCGACGCCTGGGCCGCTGGTGATGGCGATGTGGACAATCTGCTGCCCCTGTGAGAACGACGCCCGGCGCGTGTCGTCAGCCGTGTCGAAGGTATGCACCTGTTTCTCGGTGTACCCCTGCCCCGGATCAATGATGTAAACGCCGTCGGCCTTGAGGGCGATGAGCCGGTTTAGAGACTGGTCCGGGTCGCCGGCCAGGTCGGCAAAGCGCGACATGTTTGATCGGCGCTGCCACCCGAGCGAGAGGATGCCCGTCGACGTGCCGCGACGGTCGGCCACTTTCGGCACCTCCCACACCGCCCCGTCCCCGCGCCCGGTCGGCACCAGGTCCCACAGCAGCCGACACGCGCCGCTAGGCAATTGGTGGCCGGGCGTCGTGAGGTCCAACCCGCGAATCGGAAATGTAGTCCTCTGGCGCTCGCCCATCGCGTCGGGAAACAAGGGTCGTGAAATTAGCTACCGGTCTGCTCGCGGGCCTGCTCAATCGCCTGCTGCACCATCGGCTGCTGGCCGGCCTCGATCTGGCGGAGAATGACATTGGCCGCCCGTTCCATAATCTGGTGGCCCGGCTCCCTTTGGGCAGCGAGGGTGTGGCTCGTCGCGTACAGAATGATCGCCCCTTTGAGGATCTCGGGGGCGTCTTCAGGCGCCAGTTCGGGCAGGTAGGCGAAGCGGTCGATCGTTGGGGTGGCGTCCTGCGGCCAGCACCGGATGAGCTCGCCGCTTGCCCCGCCGGGGTCGGGCGCCTTTGTCGCGACCGGGCTGTGAGCGCCAGCGGCCGTGAACGAGTTGTACTGCATGCGCACCTGGTCGGAGCGCCGATCGACCAGCTCATAGAGGTCCCGCTTCCAGTCAGCGAGGCGCAACTCCATGAAGCGAGTGAAATCATCTGGAAGCTCAATCTCGGTCGCGTTGTATACGTTGGCGACCGCCAGCTCAGAGCCGTCGGCGCTCGCCTTGTCGACGGCCTCCCGGGGAGCGGCGTTGAACACCTGCCGCATCGCCGTCACCAGGTTGCTATACATCGACGCCCGGTTGGTACCAACCGTCTGCCCAGTCACAAGCTCTTGGTCGGCGTGCCTCTCCACTTCCGATACGAGCTCGTCCTGGTCGGTCGTGGCGTCGTACTCAAACGTAGCCATAAGAGAAAAAATGCTGTTTGGACTTACCCAAGCCACCGCCCCGGCCGCGTCGTCGTGCGCTGCTTGCGCGGCGTCCGCTTCAGGGAGTCGAGCATACTGAGATACCGTTTTTTGAGTCCCTGGGCGACCTCGAACTCGCCGATGTCCTCGAAGTGCTGGATCAGAATGCCGTCAACAAGGGGCTTCTCAAGCTCCGGCGGCAGGTGGTCTGAGAGATCCCCTTTCGGCTCCTCGTCACTACTGAAGGAGCCGTCCGTCTCTCCGATCAGGCTCTCGGCGATGTAATAGAGCCGGATCGTGCCGCCGGTCGTGGGCGGTGCGTCGAGCCACAGGCTGCCGCCGTAGAAGCCGCCTCCGGTGACGTCGCCTTCCGTGCCGGCCGATAGGTGCTGCTCAGCCCGTGCCCGGGCCCGCTCGCCAGGAATGAGGTCCAGGCTCTTCCCATCCCCCTGGCCCGAGGGCGTCCAAATGATCTCGAGGACGCGCCCGACACTCCTGGCGACCTCATGCTCGGCCGAGCCCTGCGAGACCGAAATCTCGGCCCGGGCCTTGATCCGGCTCGTCTCCTGGGCAATCTCGATCGCTGTATTCCGGGCGTAATCTTTCAGCACCGGGTCGTCGGTGTCGTCCAGGGCGATGGACGGATCGCTGTGTCGTCGAGCCAGCCGTCCGGCCCGGCGCTTGGCCCGGTCGATGGAGTCCTGAAGCGTCGGCATTGGCTGCACGAGGAATAGATCCAGGGACGTTTGCGCGCGAACGGGGCGACGCCGTCGCCACAGGCGTCGGCGCTTAGAGGTTCGGGAACGAGACCCCGAACTCCTCGGCCACGTCGCGGATTTCTGTCACGGAGAGATTTTCGTTCTCCGTGAGCAGCGCCTGGCGCGGCACGTTGTAGGGCTCGTCCATGAGCACCTCGGCCGCCTCGGTCTTCGAGGTGACCGTCTCGACTGGGCCGGTGGCCGACTCGGTCTGGGGCTCGGTGTTGACTTCCCCATCGGAGTCGCTGGTATCGGCCCCCTGGAGGTCGGTATTTTCGCCGGTGACCTCCGGAGTGCCGGAGACATCGACCTCCTTGAAGACACGGCCGCCGTTGGCCACGTTCATGTCGCTCTCGCGGAGGGCCTGTAGCTCGAGCTGACTCCGCGGGCGGTGGCCCTGGCCCGGCTCGATCACAATCTGTGGGAACGTCTTCCGGTCGACGATCGCCCGTCCCTTGTGCATGACCTCCCGCTCCAGCGGCGGAAGCGTAAAAATCTCCTTCCGGTTGCGGGCACTGACAAAACGAATGGTGCTGAGGTCCTCCTCTTCGGTGGCAGTCTGAGTAGCCATAGCAGAAGAGCGTCAAAATGACTGGTATGCGATGCCCAGTGGCATGCCCAAAGGGCAACCCCTTCACTACAGGACGTTTATTAGCTGCCCTCGATTTCGTAGTGAACGTCCGGGTTGGTGACTGCCAGCGCCGACTTCTCGATGTACTGCTCGGCGTCGGCGTCCTCGCCGCCGGTGCCCTTGAGGTCGAGCTCTCGCTTCTCGATCGGCTGCATCTCGGCTTTCTCCACGGCCGCCAGGTCGACCACGAAGCCATAGTGGCTCCGGTCGAGCTCGTCAAAGCCGGGGTGATGGACAACCATCGTCCGGCCATGGCGCGTGCGCAGCTCGGTCGCCTGCACGCCGGCCACTGTCCGCGTTGGGACGTGCTGCATGGCGTCCAGCATCACCTTGTCGATCTCGGCCGCCAGGTTTTTGTCGGCAAAGAGGACTCGGTTTTTGCGGCCTGTGTTGCCGGTGTAGACCTCGGTATGCCAGTCGATCAGTTCGCCCTCGCTAATCCCGCTCGAAATCGTGTAGTTGAGCGTCTGGCTCGTGTAATGGGCCAGGCCGCCCATCGTGGTGCGGAGCTTCCCGTCGTCTGGATCGGTCGTAATCGAGGGCTTGCCGAAGAAGTAGTTGTACTCCATCGAGCGCCTCAGATCGACCAGGTTGTCGGCCCGGCCGCGGCGCCAATCGTCCATCGAGTAGTTTTTCGTCCGCTGCCGGTGATCACTGGCCTTCACCACCGCGTCGAAGGTGTGGATGTAGTTCCAGTGCAGGACCGGCTGGGTCAGACGCGAGCGGCTCGGCTCGTCGCTCTCCGACTTCGTGTTGGCGATCCGCACGATCGGATCGCCGCTGGTGACGTCCGGCACCGTGCCAAAGTTTTGCGACGACCGTGTCTTGCTCGACTGCGTCGGCAGCGCATACACGGTGATTGTGTCGTTCGCAAAGTCAACGTCGGTTACGAACAGGTTCGGTGCCGTGTCGTCATTGGCCAGATCGGCAATGTCGTGGGGCCGCCACATGTCGGCATTATCCACGTCGAGGGTGACCGCGGCACCGGCGCCGTGGGCCGAGCTATCGGCCGTAATTTGATCGTTGCGGGGCGGTGTCCGGTCGACGCGCTCCCACTCGATGATGATGTTTTCGGCCGGCTCGCGCCTCCGGGCCCGCCTGAGCATCTGATCGAGGGGCGTCTGGGCCGCCTCGTCCATGTATGTCAGGGCGTCGGAAACGTCCCGGACGAGATGGTCCTCGTTGGTCGTTGTCTCGCCCAGGTCCTCGATTGTATTGCCGAGGAGCACGGGAAGGCCAAGCGCGGCGGCCGGCTGCACGAAAAAAGCGACCACCAGGGCGGCAAGCGCCACAAACGCTATTGTGGGTCGCCAGCGGTCACGAGAGTGCTGCGAGGTCAAAAGGGTTTTAAGGGGCTGCATGGGTCGTCGCTCAGTGATGAACGTGCGATGGACCCTTCACTGCTGGGCCACGAGTGGCCTGCCCCTTCACTGGCAAGTGCAACTAGCAAGTGCGCGTCGGTCGTAAGTAGGAGCCGGTTGGCTACTCTGTAAGCTCGGCCAACGGATCGCTGCGCCGCTGGAGGCTTTGTGCCAGGTCGGCCGGGGACTCCTCCTCGCCCTCAGAGTCGGGCGTGGTGTCCTCGCTCGTGTCCGAGGAGCGGAGCTTGGCGACGCCGTCTCCCTCCTTCTTCTCCCGGCGCTCGCGAATGGCTTCATTGCGCCCCTCCTTCTTGGCCTGCTTGCGCTTTTCCTCCAGGATGGAATCGAAATTGAGGCCGCGATAAATGACTTTGGCGAACTCCTCGGACGGGTTGTTGATAAAGTCGGCAATCTGGCGCTGGACCTGCTTCGTCTCACTGTCCGAGAGCTCCTCCTCCTCAGCCAGCGTCTTGATCGAGCTCTGGGCGGTCTTGGCCAGTTCTTCCATGTCCTCCTCGACCTGCCGGAGCTGCTGCCGCCGCTGCTCGCGCTGGGCCCGCCGTTTCTCTCGCTCGCGCAAGGCTTCTCTGTAGGCCTCCTCGTCTTCCTCCGGATCAGGGAGATCGACCTCGAAGTGGTCGCGGGCGATCGTGTCCAGATCGGCCGTGCCGTTCTGGGAGACCTCGGTCAACACGTCCCCCAAGAAGCTCTGCATCTCGGGATGTGACTCAATCACAGACACGATGGCATCGTTACCCTGACGCTCGCGCTCGAGCTCCTCCTGGACGTCCTCCAGACTATCGACGTGAAGGTCGTCGTACGTCTCGTTGAGCGTGCCGACGAACTCCTCCACGCGATCGGGCGCTTCCGCCTCGGTCCCCTCCTCGGTGTCTTCAGCCTCTTCCGATTCCACGGCGTCCGCGTCGGCTTCTACCTCCTCTTCGTCGACGTCCTCTTCCTCGTCGACGTCTTCAGGCTTGGCAGTGTCCTCGGCCTCAGCTGTCGGTTCCTTAGCTGCCGATTCCTCAGCTGCCGATTCCTCAGCTACCGCTTCGGAGTCGGCCTCCTCCTGGAGGCTCTCCGGTGCCTCGCTGGTGACGTCAGTTTCCATCTCGTTCTCCAGCGACTGGAGGGCCTGCTCGAAGGTCGTTCCCTCGCCGCTGTCGGTCAGGTCGGCCAGGTTGTCGGTCGCTCCGTCGACGAGTTCGGCGTTGTCGACGTTGGTAGCGGGACCGTCGGGGCGGTCGCCGTCGCCGGAGGTGTCGCGCGAAGAGGTCGGGGCCGCGTCGTCGTCCGCGGCGTCGGGGTCAATGAGGGCCATGAAACTGTAAGAGCGATGAACGAGAGCAAATCAGTGTTTGCACGCGAACGATCGTGCAGGCAATTAGGCCTGAGCGGGCCCACCTGTAGGAGCCCCTCCGGCGGGGCCGCCTCGCGGCACAGCAGAGGGCGTGCCTCCCCCCGCCCCCATCGGGTTCTGCGTGGGCGCGCCTTCCTGGGCGGCCGGGGTCTGCTGTGCCTGCATGAGAAGCGTCCGGGCCTCCACATCTCCCGCTTCGGCCGCATTCATGAGGGCCTCGGACAGCTCCGGATCGGCCGTGTCCATTGCGGTCGGCGCGCCGATCAGAGGGTTCGAGCGCTTGACGATCTTCTGCAGTTGCTGCGCCTTCGGGTGAGCGGAGACCTGAAGAAACTGCGGGAACGTGAGGTAGCCGCCCTCCAGGAACTCGCGGAGCGTCTTTTCGAACTGCAGGCGAAAGGTAGCGGTGTCCTGCGTGTCGGCCACGGCCACGTCGTAGTCGAGCTCGCGGACGCGCTCGGGATCGTACTGCACCAGGGGCGCCCGGTCGCCGGTGGCCAGCGTCCGCGGCTCGTCGTAATACTGCATGATGCACTGTATCGCCTTTTTGTCCAGGCGATACAGCGTCTTAAAGAAGGTGTCGAAAAAGGTGAGGGTCGTCATCGACGCCTGGACCTGCTGCTGGGCGTACAGGCTGGCGGGCGTGCCGCTGGGCGGCTCGTGTCCCTGCTGGGCCCCCAGAACGCCACTGAGCTCCTTGACCCACTGCTTCTGGGAGGCAAGCCACTCAAACAATCCCGCGGGGATGCTGGCGGCCGTGACCTGCTCCATGGCGCCGGAGACGTTCTGATTGCCCTTGGGCTTTAGCGCAATCACGCCGTTGAAGCTCGTCCACTTCTCGGCCACCTCGTCGAGGCTGATCTCCGATTCCTCGATCACGTTTTCGTCAACGAGGAGGACGCCCTTTGCGCTGGCGGACAGCATGAAGTCGATCGCTGAAGTGATCCGGTTGATGAGGCGCTGGGGATCTTGGATGTCCTCAACTAGGCCCCACATCTCCCCGTCCATAAACTGCGCGAATCCGACTACGTAGGGGTGTTCCTGATGCCAGTACGGCGTCTCGCCCTGGTCCAAGACGTGTCCCTCGGGGCTGAGAAAGGCGTAGTGCCAGACCGGCTCCTTGGTCGTTTCCACCTCCAGCTGCGGAAAGCCCATCTGAGCACGAAACTCGTTTTCCAAGAGGATCTCCTCCTGGCTCCAGGTAATCCTGGCCTCGTCCCCAGTAAAGGGGTCGTGGACAACCTTAACCCACTCCCACTCTTTGTACCAGACCTCGATGGCCCGGCATTTCTCAGGGTCGTTCGGGTAGTAGAAGTCCAGGTTGTCAGCCGCGTCGAAGCCGCTCGGGCTGTGCCGGTCTTCCATCGGGTTCGACCGGTCGGCGTAGACCTGCCGGAGCTGCTCTTCGTGCGCGGGGCTGTCGGCCAGCTGCTCCACGAGCTCGTCGATCGTAATCTCGTGGATTTCCCCGATCCGCCTGAGATTCGTGAGGCGCCGGTCCTCGACGTCGCGGTTGTAGAAGAGGCGATTTGTGGCCACCCGATCCATCTGCACCTCGTTCCGGTCCAGGCTCGGCTCCCAGCCGGCCGTCACCTTCCAGCAATGCATGCCGCTCACGAGGTGCTCCTCGAACTGGTCGGCCTCCAGGCTGTCCGCCTCATTGATGCGCCGAGCCGCCTTTAGGGCCACGGTCATCTGCTCAGCCGCCTCGTTGTCCTTGCGGTTGACGGCGTAGGCCATCCGCTCCGACTCGTTCTGGAGCATCTGGCCCTTCAGGTTGCGGATCGTCGGGGCAATGTGGTTCATCTTCACCGGCACGCGGCCCTGGCGCTCGATCAGCTCGCGCTCGGTGACCATGTTGCCGTCCCCATCGTCCACCTTGCGCTGCCACTGGTAGCCGCGGTAATCGTCACGGGCCTCCTTGCGACGCGTGCGATAGTCGCTGAGCTCCATCCAGTCCTGCTCGCACTCCCGAAGCAGGTCCATGGCCCACTGTGGGGGCTGCTCCAGCGGGTCGGGCGTGTCGGTGACCGCCTGCTCGGCCGGGGACGTGGGGCGATTGGGTCCGCGAACGGGGTCGTGCGTTCCGAAGCGGTGTCGATCGACCTCCTCGGCAGGCATCAGCATAGGGGCACGGGAGCAGACGCTCCAGAATGGCGAAAATAACCCAGCTCTCGCCGGGGTGCCCCTTCACAGGCAAGTCGCAAAGAAAAAAAGCCGGTGCGCGTCTCATCTGCGCTTCACGGGGCCGGCCTGCTCCCGGGTGGTCTTACGGCCATGCGGGGTGCGCCTCACCGCCCGCCACCGTCTCAGTCTGGGCTGCCGACACCGGGCCCTGAAACGTCCATCCAGGGCCAGTGCCCAGCGACCGCACCATCCTGGCGACAGCCGCTCTCTGCGAATAGTCTTCTAGTCTCCACAAGTGCGGAGACACTCCGATCGTCGCCTGGTGGTGCTGGGGAGTCTGTGGTCTATCTCCGCGGGTGCGGAAGCACTACTGTAAAAGGTTCCCGTAGGGCGCCCTCAATTGCAAGGCACTGACGCACCGTCTCCGTCGCGTTTGTCACTCAAGGGCTCCAGATGTAGACCCGTCGCATCCGATAGGTGTGCTCGGCAGTCTTCTCCTCAGGCACGTCGACGCGCAATACGTGCTCGGCAAAGTGCTCCAGGCGGCCAAAGACCTGATGCACTAGCTCGGTGCGCGTCCCGGTGAGCGGCTTGAAGATCTGCACGACGGCGTCGGTCCCGTATTCATTGTCGATTGCACAACGGACCGCATACTTCGGCACGTCCAGCAGGTCGCAGATCCACTGCTGCACGGCCTTTTCGGTTCTCGTCTCGTTCCAGCCGTCGGGCCAGTCGTAGGCCATGTTTGCGCGCGAACGTCTGTGTTTATTAGATTACTCGACGAACCAACCTCTTAGAACCAAATCCTCGATTCCATGGCTGAATATCGCGTCTTCCTTGCCGATTTTAATCTTACTTTTGAGGCCGAATCCGTAAAGCAAAGTGGCTCCATGATTTACTTCTTTCCAGATGAAGCCTCTACTTCTTCTCAAACACCAGTAAACGACGCCGTCGCCGTATTCCGAAAAGAAGAAATCGAGGGATTCGTTAACACAGAAGCCTTTAACTAGGAAAATCGTGCCATCCCCGGCGTCGGCGTCTTTGTGGTCCGGTCCCGCTCGATGAGCTTCGGCGGGTCCATGTGCTGCAGGGCCAGCCACACGGCCCCGGCCCGCGAGATGACAAGGTCGTCGTGCTGGCCCTCCTTCGCCCCCAGTCGGCCGTCGTCCTTCACCTCGTAGTAGTCCATCTCGTCGCAGGCCAGATCAGAACGCTCCACGTACGCCTCGTCTCGTAGCGTCGCGTTGAGGGCATCCATGATCATCGACTTCGACTCCGGGCTCGTGTGAAAACCAAATTTTCTGTATGTCTCGTCGTTCTTCTTATCTCGCTCGACGGTGTGAAATAGATTCCGCTCGTACACCTCACGGATCTCGTCGAGGACGGTCAGGCTGTGTTCGGTGTCCGGCTCGATCGAGTCGTCGTTTCGCTTTCGGTTAAGGCTGTTCTTCTCGATCGCCAAAAGCGCCCCCTCGTACCAGGCGCACAGCTGCACGGCGTACCACGCCGCCAAGTCCTGGTCCATGTGGCCTCGGTACTGGGCTCCCACCTCCGGCTCCGCCCCCCAGAGCATTGGCGCGCGGTCGATGACGCTCACCACGTGGTAGTCGCCTCCCTCCCAGCGGGCGCCAATGTCCATGAACGCGCAGTAGCGTCCTCGCACCCGGTAGCGCACCAGATCCAAGAGGCCGCCATAGTCGTCCCCCGGCTGGCGCCAGACTTTGATGTCGCCCTGGTCGTGCGGCTCGAAGGACAGATCCTCCAGCGCATTTTCGCCTTTTCGCCCCAGCGCCTGCATCCGGCCGCGCTCCGGCGCCGGCTTGCAGGTCCTGCGGGCGTTCTCCACATAGTTCGGCGAAAAGACGCGGCGGCCGGTGCTCTGGAACGCTTCGTCGGCGGTCGTCGGGTACTCGGCCTTCATGCGCCACTCGGCCGAATGGCTGGGCATGTTGCCCTTGCGGTACCGGTACCACCGAATGCCCTCGATCGTAGCTCCCTGGTCCCAGAGCCACCATTCGTACTCGGCCCAGGAGCGGACGAACTGGTTGACGTCCTTGACGGCCATCGTGTAGTCCTCGATCTCGTGCCAGCCGACGAAGAAGTTCGAGTAGGGGGAGTCACCCCGCTCAGCGCTCAGGTACTCGCGGTGAAAGTAGTTGCCCACGCCCTTCGCCGTCGACTCGCGAACGCAGAGCGTGTACGACCCATCCACCAGGCCACCCTCCAGGCTCTGCGCCAGGTTTTCCGCGTTTTGATGCGTCGTCGACTTCCAGAAGCCGACCTCCGAGAGATGAAGCATGTGGTACGTGTAAGCCCGCACGGCATCCGGGTTGCGCGTCGACGCCACACCGAGGTTTGCCTCCCGCTCGGGGACGCGCTTCACCGTCGTCATGCCCTGGTACGGCTTGAAGGTGATCGACCCGAAGGCGTTCGGGTAAAAGCGCCGCAGCGTGTCGTACATGCCGCGGATATGGAGCGCCTGGCCTTGGACGTCGGCCACAATCGCAATATTCCACCCTTCCCGGCGCAGCTGCTGCACCCAGGCCATAAAGAGCTGGACGAGGGTCGAGCCGCCCCACTGGCGCGCCTTCACGAGATTCCACCGCACAGGCTGGCCACTGAAGAAGTCCTCCAGGAGGGCCGCCAGGAAGCGGCGCTGCGGCGGCCGCAGGACGAAAGCCTGAAAAACCTCCTGCTCCTCGTCCTCATAGTCGACCGCAGCGCCCCAGTCGCCGTCGCTGGTGTCAAGCTCGACGTTCTCCTCATCGCCCCGCTTGACCTGGATCGTGCAGGCCGCCTCGAACCAGAACTCTGGATCGTAGAACGCACGGGCCCGGAGGAAATGCTGATAGAGGGCCGCGTGCTCAGCGTCCGAGAGGCCGTATTCCTCCTTGCACTGCTCGAAGGTGCCGGCCGCCCGGATCTTCTCCGCGAGCTCGCTCTCGTGGAACGGCTCGGGCAGGTACACTGGCGGCTCGTCGTCGGCCATCTGCAGGGGCTCCCGGCTCCCGTAGCAGCCAATGCCCCGGGCCGGGTCGTACTCGGCCGTCCACCGCGTCCACCGCTTCTCGTTCTCCACCGCCATCGCCTCAATCCGATCGGCAGACACCTCTTCGTCCGGGGCAGTATCAGCGACAGGAGCGTCCATAAAAGAAGTGTTCGCGTGCGAACGTGCCCGCCCCCCCTCACGCGAGCAGGTACCAGGCCGCCAGGATGACGAGCGCCAATACGGCGCCGGCGAGCCGCCAGACCCAGGGCCGGGCCACGAGCGGAATTTCCCGCCGAAACCCATTCACGACGTCCCACTCCTCCCCGGTCACCGGAAAGCGGAGGGCATACACGGGCTTTTTCTCGCCTCCGATTGAAAGCCAGATTGGACGGGTGTGGCCGTCCGCTCGAACACCGTTGACGTGGTCGCAGACAAATTGCGCCACGGCCAGGGGATCATCCAGGTCGCCTATCTGCCAGTAGTCGCCCGCACGCTTGACGTAGTCAATCTGCATGGTCGGTCGATCGGTCGACGTTGTCTGAAGAAAAATCACTCATCGTCTCCCGGGGTCGTGTCGATGTTGTAGCGATCGCGGAGCTCCCAGAGGCCTTTGCGACTGATTCCCAGGGCCTCCGCGGCTTCCGCGTAGGTGTCGTGAGCCCGAATGGCGCGCCGCATTTGCCAGACCCGAATCTCGTCGAGCGTGGCCGTGGCCGGCGGCAGCACGTCCACCGCGTTCAGCCGCACCCACTTGGTTTCGGAAAGCATGGCACGCTCAGTTCAGCGAAAAAGCGCGCTGGCAAAACATGAGGGTATCGTTGTTTTCCCCGATCTGCCGCGTCACAAGCGGCGTCGGCCAGGCGTACGGGATCCATCGGGCGTCTCGGCTCCAGTCGTCCGTTTCGCTGGCACGCATGGTGACCAACAGCGTGTAGCCGTTGACTGAGTGGGCCCGGTCGAGGTCGAGATACAGCTTTTCGAGAGAGCCAGCAATAATCTCGCGGCAGGTCTCCGCCGAAAGGTCCAGGCGCATTTTCTCGTACTGACCCATCGGCAGCCAGGCCACGCGCCAGACCCATCGGACCGGCGTTCCGTAGTCCGGTCGTCGGGCCTCCAGCACTTGGTCGACCTCGTAGCGAGCCGAAATCTTCAGTTCAGGCATGGTTAAGCTCCAACTCCAGCAGCCTCACCTTGCGGTCAGGAAAATTAGCGGGTGAGAAAGTCGGGAACGTCCTCTTCGCTTCGATCAGGCGGCTCGGTGTCTGGCATCTGTCGGCTCGCAAACCAGCTGTATTGCTCGCGCGGGTCGCTGGGAAAGCCCCAGAGCAGGAGCCAGCAGAAGAAAAGCCGGCGCCACAGCGGCAGTTCGGCCGCTTCCGTCACGAACCGCCGGAAGTCGCGCCGGTGCTGGCGCCGCACGTACTGGCGCATCTTCTTGAGAAGGTCGTTGCGCCTACTCATAGAGCTCCTCGGCTGTATTGCGAAGGATCTGGGTGAGCTGATCGGACAGATCGAAGCGCTCGGCATTGTGCTCGATCGAGTCATAGATGTCCTGATCGTCGTCATGGCGCTCGCTGGCGGCCTTCCAGTCAACGAGCATCTCAACCACGTCCGCCAGCGTCATGCCGGCCACGCCGCGCTCATAGTGCTCGGGGTGGTGCGAGTTGTGCGCGTAATGGTGCTCCAAGGCCGGCTCCAGCTCCTCCAAGAGCTCGTTGTACTCGTCGGTGCCATACTCAACGTCGTCGAGTTTCGTCTTCACATTCGCGAAGCAGGAGAACTCGGGCTCCTCGAGTTTCGAGGCGTCGTGGACGCGGGCCCGTTGGATGAGTCGGCCGGAGAACGACCAAAGGAGTTCGCGAACGCGCTCGATGTGATCCAGCGTGTCCTCGTAGTACTTCATCTCGATTCCTCAGAGGGTCACATTCAGAATGTTAACGTTGAGCCCCATCTTCTCCGTCGCCGTTTCGAGGTGCGAGCGGGCGGCCGCCTGGGGATCGGCCTCGACGTCGTCGGTCATCTGGTACATCTTGTCCAGATGCTTCAGAACGTCCTGCGAGTCGTGCATCTTGATGTTCGGGTTGCCCCGCTTGTCGTAGGAGAGCTCCTTGATCGCCTCCAGGGCCCCGCGCCGGCGGGCCTTCTCCAGGTTGACCACCAGGACCTCGATCGTCACGGCCGCAAAGCAGAGGTGTCCCTGCTCCGTTTGCGCGCGAACGTTCTCCAGCGTCACGCCGTCCTCTTCGCCGTCCTCGGTCGAGTGGGCGAGCTGGTACAGGAGCCTTTGCTCCTCGGCCTCCTGAGCCGTGAGTCGGGTCACCTCGCAGCCGCCCACACTGGCGGTGAGCTCCTCGGTGACCTTCCACTCCTCCCCCGGGCGGTAGCACACGTGGTGGGTCACCTCCACCCAGTCGGCTACGTCCTCGATCGTCGTGGTGGCCTGGCGGCTCAGACGGTGGCGGACCTCCGAGCGGCTGAGTGTCTCCGCACGCGTGAGCGCGCGAATGGCGCGCTTGATGTGCGGCTTCTGCAGGTTTTTGTAACCAATTGTGGTATAGGAGCTGGCGTACCCAGCCATGCGAGCCGCCTCAGTCGCGTTGCCGCGGGCCCCTCCCACATAAGCCTCCACGAATTGACGCTGTTTTCGGCTCTTGCAGTGGCTGAGCGCCTCCTCTCGCGTCTGCAGCTCCTCGACCTCCGTCGACGTCGCAGGCTCAGAAGCGACAGCCATAGCGGTGTCTGACATTGCCGACGGCGCGTGTTACCGATCGTAACAAAGCGTGCCTGCAGTATAGGGGGCCCCCCGGACGGCAGACGCATCGACGGCGTTGCAACGACGAGAAGACGGTAGAAATGGACGGTCTCGATGCACGGCTCCTGTCGCATCTGCCGTCGCGGGCCCGACATATGTTGGCGGCCGCCCCTTCACTGCACGCCCCATCGCCCTCCCGAGCGACAGCTCCGGCGGCGGTGGGGTGTTTTTTATTGAACGACGGCTTTTGAGGGTCACTGGTCCTAGTCTTCGGCCACGCTAGTTGCTTCCAGGATGAGTTCTTGGAGCGTTCGGCACGCTATTCAGTCTTCAGGATGAGCCCAAATGCGAGCCGCTGCAGCTTTTCATCCTTCCATTGTGGCGGATGCGCCCATCCGGCTTTCGCTTGCACCCAGAGCGGCCCTATGAGGCACCGAGAGAGCCGGAGCGTTCCGCTAAGTTGGCGATGGCCAAGCCCCTGAACATCCAACGTTACCCGCCACGACTGCCAGCCGTACGTGGCGTGCAAGCGAAGTGCAGGCCAGGGCAGCGTGAGCGTCTTCCAGCGCCAGCCCGGGAGGCGAAGGGTGATCTCGGCCGGGCCGGGCCTAACCCGCACGTAGCCGCGAAGCAGCTCCCAGTAGCCGAGGCTCGGATAGATCGGGTCGGTCTCGTAGGAAGGCGCATGGCCGCTCCGTCCAACTCGCCACGAGCCCGGGAAATGATCGTGGCGCGGCTTCCTACCCTTGTGGCGCCACACGTGGTGGACGCTCCGCCGATCAAGCTCGGCCCCGACCTCGACCCAGCGGTAGCGCACGCCGAGGCGCGCACCCTGCCGGCGAGAGTAGACACGAGCAGTCTCGGCGTTGAGCATCGCGTGCTTCGCGATTGCGTCCTTGGCGCCCCAGCGCTTCAGCGACAGCTTTACGCGAGCGACGACTGGACCCCAGGTTGCCGTGAGGTCGGCGCGGCCGTGCATGGAATGCTGGTAGCCGTGGCTAGCCGTCGCCCACGCAATCATGCCGCCCTCGCCTTCTGCCCCGAAGGACTGGCCCTGCGCGCAGTCCACCATGAGCCAGATCACCAGCGCGGCAACCGCGATGGATACGCCCCAGCGGTATGTCGATCCAAAATCACTCATCTTAAAGTTATGGCGCTTGCCACCTGTGGTGAGTTTCGCTGTTATGGGTCGGTTGGGGAGTCAAGAAGCTTGCGATCGTTGACGAGCCGCTCGTGGACCGTCTGGCCGTCGCTGGTTACGCCAAAGCCCAAAAGCAACTGATCCAGCCCGGCTTGCCGCGTTTTCCGGAACGCGAGCACGCTGTTTAGCCACTCTTTCCAAATCCGCCATGCGACGCGGCGGGCCTGATCAGTATCGAAGTTGCCGGGCGTGTCGTCGTCGTCATTGAGGGCTTTCTCCATACCCTGGGCGTCCGGCTCGATTTGAAAGGGCAACGGTTGGTTATTCAGCTGAAGGACGAAGTGCAGTTCCGTGGGGCGCCCCTCTGCGTCGAAGTCCATGGCCACGCGCCGGGCGTCGGACGAGGACAGGATCTTCTGCATTTCTCGGGCGGTCTTCTCGGCATCGACATCGGTGGTGTAGAAGCGAATGGACATGGCTCGGCGTCTAAATATCGGAGAAGAGTTTGGAAGAGAGTGTGCTACGGAAGAAATCCGTATGCGACGAGCATCAGAAGGGCGTCGCGGGTGTGCTCGTTCGAGGGGCTATTCTTGGTAGTGAACACAGTCGTCTGTCTCACACTGGGCTGTCACATGGCCGTTGTACCCTGACCGCCGGTAATGCAGGCTATCAGGCTCTTTGCAGATGGGGCAATTGAGCGTTCCCCTCACTGCTCCCTTGCGGTCAAAGCATCCTTCACCGCATCGGTAACCGTGTGGTCCTCCGATGGCACTTGGTAGGTCTCCCGCATCCAGTCGTTGACTCGACGAACCACGCGGTCACAGCGATGGGCCTCCATGATGTGCTGGCCCCAGCACTGTGCGTCGTCGTTGTCGTGCCACGTAAGGCACCGAAGGTCAATGGACCGGATCTCACCCACGCCATGCTCGCGCACGACTTGCATCGGGGTAGCCTCCAGCATGAAGTGGCACGTTGGGCACTCGGCGACGTCGAGGGGCACCCGGACCCACTCGTCGCGGGCTATCAAGCGCCGGTCAGAGTTCACGCCGAACGGCCAGTCTGGGAACGGGTCGCTGTTGCAGGCAGGGTTGAGGTCGCTCATGCAGTTAAAACGGCAGCTCTTTGTCGTCGAGAAAGCAGTGCGTCTCGTGGTAGCCGCACTCCGGGCAGTCCATGCTCACCTGCCCGGCATACTGCTCTGAGTCGATCCCGAGCACGAGACCGCAGCCGGGGCATTTTACGTGAGCCTCGAAGAGCCCGTCGCTGCCGCGGAGGGCATAGATGATTTCTGGTTTCGACATGGCTCATTCAACCGGTTCGTAGATGCGGCGAAATTCGTCGTGGGAGATCGGGTAGTGCTCCCCCTGCGAGTCTTCAGCGATCCATCCGTCCTTGATTGTGAGCTTGCCTTCTGTCGTCTCAACGACAACCTTCAGAAAAGCCCCCGGCTCCTTGTCCGGGTGTTTTGGGCCAGCCAACATGATCTGACAGTCGTCGTACTTAGCAATCTCATCGAGCGTCTCCGCGCAAATCCGTACGGCGTACGGTTGGTGTTGCTTTCGAAAGCGGCCGCGGATGGGCCAGTCGTAGCGCTCTTCTGCGGTTGAATCACTCATCGGCAAAAAGCGGCTTTTGAGTCTCAGGCTGTACGTGGATGATCGTGCGTGTGCGCTCGGTGACGTGGGCCTGGGGCTGCCGTGTGACCTTCTTCATCTTCTGGAGGTACGCCCTGTGATCGTCGAAGCGATGCACAGTCACGTCCGGCTCGCCCGAGGGGCCGCGGTGGTCCTTCACCTTGATCGCGAGGTCTTGCTTTTTCATGTCGCGTTCTGCTCGTCGGGGTCGCGTGGCAGCTCATCGATCGCGCGTTCAGGCACCGTGCACCGGAGGTGGACCCATCCGGCCGCGTGCCCGGTCACCGTCAGGTCCTGGGCGCCAATGGCCTCCAGGATGGACCGGACGTAGTACAGCTGCCGCGAGCGAACGCGGAGCGAGACGGACTTGTGCGTAGGGGGTGGCGTGCTCATGGCGTCGAGTCAGCGAGGTCGATGGTCAAGGTGGGATATAAGTAATTTGGTTATTGCTCGGATGCACGCCGCTCGAGAAATTTCAGCATCTGCTCGACCAGCCAGGCGCGGTGCGTTCGCTTTAGCTTCCAGCCGTCGGTCCTCTCCTCGACGGACCGGTTGGGACGGACGAAATAGTTAACGCCTTCGAACTCGACGTCGAGGCCCGGCTGCTCGTCGCTCCGGCGAACGGCAATGTCCGCGTTGGGGAAGACCGCTCGGATGTCCTCGGCGAGGTGCTCATGAATACCCGTGCTATTCAGGCCCTCATTGGTTTCGGGCTGCGACTGGAAGTCCTCATCTGCGCGCTGGCCGAGCTCGTGCTCGATGTCCTCGATGGCCTGGCGCAGCTGCTGGTGCGTCTTGGCATGGGCAACCAGCCGTTCGAGCGCCTTTTCGGCGTCGGCCTTCGCCGTTTCGGCCGCGTCGCGCAGGTCGTTCATGTGCGAGTCCTGGAGGTCCTGGCCCTTCTCGACATCTTCGAGGCGCGAGTGTAGGGACTTGATTTTCGACTCGATGCGATCAACCCTCGTGAGCTTGCTGGCCAGGTCCTGGTTGTCGAGGTGATCGGCCAGCGCCTCGTCGCGGCTGCGCAGCTCCAGCAGACCCTGGGTGGTTCTGCCCAGCTGGCCGATGCTCTCGCCCAACCACTCGTCGAGGTGGTCGACACGGCCCGCCAGCTCGTCAATCGCCTCGGCCAATGCGTGCAATCCGGGGTCGGCAACCCCATACGAATTGCCTTCGAGTCGTTCTTTTGCAGATCTCATAGCTCACTGTGTGGGTCGATGTCGGATTGGTCGAACAGGGTCGGCTCGCGGGCGAGCGTCCAGGTGCAATTTGGGTCGCCGTGCGGGCCCTCCTTCTGGTGGTCGGTCTTCCGCAGCACGCCCTCACCGGTAAGATTGGTGATCGCGCGCCGGACGCTCGTGATGGGCGAGCCGGGCAGCGCGGCCTCCTGCACCTCGAAGGGGGTGAGGGCGGCGGCCGGATGGGCCTCGAACAGGGCCTCGACAGCCTCTTCTTGGCTTTCGGCCTGCTCGATGCGGCGCTCCAGCTGCTTGCCGGCCAGGCCGGTCGTGTTGTAGAAGGAGCTCGGCATGACTCAGTTCACCTCCGACTGCATCTTTTCGGCTGTCGCGGCGAAGAGCTTGATACCGTCCGAGCGGCGCAGATTGGTCACCCAATGCACATTGCGACGGTCCTCGGCCAGCGTGAAGGCCACCGCGAGGGCGGGCTCTTCGAGATCGTGCTCCTCGAAAACCTCTTTGATGTCGTCGGCAAGGCCGGTCAGGTCTCCTTTGTCGGATGTGGGCATGAGTTCAGTCCACAATGATTGGTGAAAGGTCTTGCGGGTCGTGGTACTGGGCCTTCGCCCCGTCGAGGACGCCTTGGAAGTAGGCGCTCATCACGATCTGCTTCAGCGTGGTCGTGCGCCGCTTCGACTCCAGGTCGTACTGCTGGCTCAAAAACCACTTCTCTAGCAAGTCGTCAGCAACACCTTCGACGTGCTCTCGAACGGGGGCAGGGATGTCCTCAGGCATGGGTCGAAAAGATCAATTCATGCGCTCGTCGGGAATGCCGTCGCCCTCGAAGAGGCTGCCTTGGTCGCGAGCGCCCTCGAGGAACTTCACGGCCTCCTCGCAGACGCGACGCACCGCGGCGCGTTCTTCCTCCATCGGAATAGCGTCAGGGGTGGCGATCGTGACAGAGGTGTCCTCGCCCGCCTCGCACGAGACCCAATAGCGCACCTCGGAAATCATACCGCCTGTCACGTGGAGCCGTAGCGTCGTAACGCGAGCGCCGTGGAGCCTCCAGTCGACGTCGCCGATCACGGCCTCGATGTGATCCTTCCAGTAGCGGACGAGCTTTCCCCACGCCTCGCGGAAGGCGCGGTGGGGGAGCTCCTGGAACGTGTCTTTCGCCTCCTTCGCAGTATCGTCGGGGGCGAGGGCCGTGTACTCGAGCGTGAGCTCGGGCACATCATCGTCGGCGTTCTTAAATTTGATCTTGTCGAAGCTGTGGTCGGAATATTCCATTGTCGCTGGCTCATGTAGTGAGGGAAAACTGCGAAGTGAGTCCGGCGGCCTTGGCCCAGTAGAAGGAGTCCGGCATGGCTCGCTACTTGTTTTTTGAATGCTCTCTAGACAGGTCAGATTGGGTCGGTGGCCGAACCTCTTTCCCTTCAATGACGCGTTGAGCCTGCCTCTCCAGGTACGTCTCCTCAAGGTTTGCTTCTGTGCCTTCGATGCCGTGCGTGCTGTGGCACCGTAGCGCAGCAGCACTCACGCAGGTCAGGAGCCCCTGATAGCTCGACTCCTGAAGCTTGAGGAAGGAAACGGAACGTACGCTGGAACCATCACGGTAGACCTTCCTCACCTTCCGGCAACGGCCACGGTACTCCACCACGTCCCCTTTCCGGATCTGGTCGGTCCAATAAGTGATGTCGGCCTGCTCTTTGGGGGCTGGCATGGTTGGTTCAAAACGGTGCGTCGTCGGTAGCGTGCGGCTGTGGCTCGGCTCTCTCCTACGCATCGTCGGGGACGTCAATGGCTTCTCCGATCTGGACCGGCTCACCGCCGCTTTCGCTCTGCTCCCGGTCGGCGCCGGGCCGCGGGTTCTCGTCGATCGTCGGGCGGACCTCTCCGTCGGCGGTGCCTGGGTCCTGCTTGAAGCGAAAAAGCGGCTTGTCCTTCACCGTGTAGCCGGCAACCCCGAAGTCTGATCGGCTCAGGTGCTTCGGAAAGTCGTTGATCAGCCGATTCATCTCGTGGCGGTCGAGGAGCTGCTCGATGCGCCGGCGCATCTCCTGGTGCCCCGAAATTACTCGCTCGAAGTCGGCTGGCAAAATGTGCTTCTGATTCCGAAAGCGGAGGGCCTCCGCCAGCTCGTTGTCGTACATCAGCTCCTCCATCGCGTAGGCCAGCTCCGCCTCGGTGTAGCCCCGCCGCACAATCATCTGGGCGAGCCCGCCGATCGCGTCGGGCCCCATGTCGGCCGGCGTCATCGCCTCGACTGCGCTTACGGCGTCGGCCGCCTGCTCCGGGGTGGCTTCTGCCTGCCAGGCTGCCTCATCCCGCAGCGACGGCACGGCGGGCAGCGCGTCGGTTGCGCTCGAAACGCTGGGCAGGGCCAAACTCTGCTCGGCCGTCTCTGCCGATTTGTCCTTCGTCGTTGGGTCCGTCATAGCTGGAGTCTGCTTGCGCTTGGGTCAGGATTGCTTCGAACTTCGTCTGGTCGCCGGAGCTGGTCTTGTTGCGAAGGCTCCCCATCGAGGCGATGTACCCCTCCCGTAGCCAGTCGCTCTGCGTAAAGAGCCAGTGGATCGCGTACCGGACGTTGCTCCAGTCGTGACAGTCTTGCTCCTCGAGGAGCCGGAAGATGTCCTGCCAGTTTTTGAGTAGGCCGAGACGGTCCCGATCCGCTTTCCGGCGAACCGCCGACGGCACCCGAAAACTCTCGATGGCCTCCTCGGCTTGGAGGAGGAGATCGAGCGACCACTCTGCCGCCTTCCGGTACCGGAGGTGCCGCTCCGACCGGGCCGGGTGGTCGCCGGGTAGCTTCGTGGCACGTCGGCGCGCCAGAGGCCCGAGGAGCCCGAGTTTAACTCGGCCTCGCCACCAGGGGGGAGCGGTCGAGATTTCGATCTCGACCACACTGTAGGACCCTTCAAGGGGATACCCTTCAAGGGGATACCCTTTACTTGCCCACCCCTTCTTTTGGGAGGGGTCCTCCCCCGTCTCGTGGGAGGGGTGGTCCCCCTTCTTTTGGGACTCCCTATTTTGGGGGTCCCCCTTCTTTTGGGAGGGGTCTTTCCACGTCGAAGGGGGGTTAACTTCATGGACGTTCGTGGTCCCTGGCCGCTCGGTGCGCGCCACCATCGAGCGCTCGATCAGCCCCCTCAGCGCCGCCCGGACGGTCTTTTCGTTCATTTGGGTAGCCTCGGCAATGCGGCCGACTGATTCGGTGCAGTCCCCCCGCCGAGCGATGCGGCAAAACACCCGGAACTGGTGGGGCGTGAGGCCTGCGTCGTCGAGGGCAGCTGGAATGAACGGGTCGGGGCAACTCATCAACGTAGCCGGTAGGAAGTATCCAGGAGGACGTGAGTGGAGCCTGTCGTTCAGGCCTCCTCGTTCGGGGTCAAAACGGCAACTGGTCGTCCGGCTCGAACTCCTCGTTCTGGCGAAGCATCTCCTCGTCGAGGAGCATCTGGGCCACGGTCTGGACCTGCCCGACTGCCACCCGCGAGAGGTCCTGTAGCTGCAGCGCGCCTGTGACGCGGCCGACGTAGTTGTCGTCTCGGCCGCAGTAGTCGGCCAGGCCACGCAGCTTGTCCTCGAGAGTCTTGCCGTTGATCTGGACGTCGCGGGCAAGTTCACGCTCGGGGTGGTTTTCGGCTTTTGCCACGAGCGCGTCAGCGGCCTGCTCTGGAGTCGGCTTGCCTGCATTCTGCGACTGGCCGGACTGGTCGTACAGATCCTCCGACTCGTGCTGCCCCCGGCCATTTTGGGTCTGGCCGTTCTGCGTGCCGCTGACACTTGGATTGCCGGTCGAGTTGGCGGCCGAGGCCTCCGACGACGACTTTGCCGGCGCCTTTTCGAAGCGATCCGACCAGGGGTCCGGCTCCAGGCCGATCCATGAGCGAACGGTCTTCACGGCCGTCAGGCAGGCGCCTTCATCGCCCTGGTCCGGCGTCGAGCTGGGCACCTGCAGGCCCCCGTCGTCGGTGTAGACGTCGATGAACAGCACCTGGTCTTTGTCCGCTGCCCGGGCCCCGATCGTGATCGGGCGCCGAGAAGCGTTCGCTAAAGCCTCCTTGCCGGCCTCTAGCAGGCCGGCCACCAGCCCCCGGCCGCTGGTTGCGCACAAGGATGTCTCGATCTCGTAGGTCACCCGGCCGCAGCCCAGCTGCACGCGCACCTTCGTGGCCCCTCCCTCGGGGGAGGACTTCTCGTAGACGAAGATGCCCGAGAGAACGCCGCGGACGGCCGGCTCCTCGACGGGAATGGGTCTCTCCCGCTGCGGGTCCCAGCGGTACCAGCAGCACCCGTCGGGGGCCTTCGTGCGGTTGGCAAAGATCACGCGGCGGCCCGGCGGGTCGCTCACCAGGCCCATCGCGCCCCGCTCGGCCGACTGGACGAGCCGGCGCAGAAGCTGGTTGGTATCGCTTAGCGTTGGATCACTCATGGCTGAAAAGCGTGTCTGTGAGCAAAGAAAGTGAATGCCAACGCCTGCACCCATGCTCGAGGATCCTCGCAGGCGTTTCGCGGTCTCTCTCGCCGCTCATCAGGGCTCATCAGGTTCTCTTGCGAGTGGGCTCGTAAGGGTCCTCACAGTCAGCGGTGCGCACATGCTTCCCGCGGAAGACATGGCAATTGCACCGCGTCTGTCTGCGCCTCTTTCGGCGCGACGGCACAGCGACTTTGGTATCGGCGGTCGAAGGGTCTCCAGCGTTTCCGACGACCGTGATAATCTTGCATCTGTTCATGGGTCTGAAGGGAGGAGCGTGAAAGGAGCTAGTGATACTTGGCGCCAATGCGGTGGTATCGAGCGACGCTGGGGAGAACATGCGCCTGCCCGGCATTTCGCCCCGACCACAGGCGATGCTCATCAGGGCTACTGTCGTCATCGCGCATCACCCCCTTCAAGAACCCTCTCGGCGGTGACGTGGACGTCGTGCAGCTCTCGGCCCGCGTCGGTCTGGAGCGCAAGGCTGAGGTGCCGGAGCGGGCTCTTGACGTGCTCCCCAGCCATCACGCGGCCGGTGAGCCCGTGCCGGCGGGCCCACGTCCCGAAGGCGTCGTAGGCATTCGCCTCGCGCTCGTAGTGCAGCGTCGTCGTAAGCGAGCTGTGGATCACGTACTGCGTCTCGGCGCTCCGGGCGTCGGGGTGCTCGCGCGGCCGGTCGCCGGGAGCATCGTCATAGGCGGGGTGGCTCATCGGCTCGTCACCTCCCCGGCGAAGGGTGAATTTTGCGTTCTGTCTTCCGACTCGAGGCGGGCGGTCGCCCTCTCGAGAGCCTGGCAGATCTCTTCGTCCGGGCCCTCACCTTCGTCCCAGGCCGAGAGCACCATCTCCTGCATCCAGGCCGGAACGCTGATCGGCTGAGACTCCTGGACGTAGACGGCCTGCCACGTCTCGAGGCCGACCGCGTCCTCGCCCGACCGGTAGCCGTGGCGAGTCCAAATGGAGAAGCGATAGGCCGAGCGGGGCCGCTCGACGACGAAGGCGATCTCTGCTTCCTCCCCCGCCAGGCGCGGCGACGGATTGTAGAGGAGCCGAAACCCGGCCGTGCGCTGCTCCTCGCCTTGATGGGTCATGACGAGCTGATTTTTTGATCGTGGGGTGATCCCGGGACCGGGCGCCGCGGGAACACCATGAGGGGATCGAGTCGTTTCCATAACGGTTATTTGGTTGTGACCAGGCCTCCGCTGTCTCAGCAGCGGGGGCATTTCTGTAGCTGTCGCTACGAGCCCAGAGCCGGGTCGGGTGAAAAGTGTGCACCAGCTGTCGCTTTTCGGTGCGCGAGGGTGTCGAGCGGGCGGCAGGATTCGAACCTGCGTCCCTCCGTTGGTGCCCTAGGACACGGAGTACATGAAACCGCTCTGCTACGCCCGCTGAGGTGCTACAGGGTCTTGTCAGTGCCGACGGCACGCTCTACTGAGGCCGATGTCACATCACTGCGGTTTTCCAACGTATCGGCCACGCTCTGGGCATAAGCTTCGTCCTCGTAGTAGACCGACCCTTGATTTCCAGAAGGCTTGATGTAGCGCGTGTCTGATCCCCGTTTCTGATAGACTACCTTAAACATGGGGTTTGACGTTTAGTGAAAGATCTACGGAGTGCTTCTGCTCGGAGTCGCGGCCACGCCTCGGCACCGAGGCTGCGTCCAAGGTGGCCGTGATATTTTGAGGTCAATCATAGCCAAATCAGGGTTGTGAATGGGAGTGATTACTTCCGGGCCTTCACCGCATCGAGCACCTGGTATCCCGAAATCCAGCCTGCGGCCAGGCCCTCCTCGTAGTGCTGGATCGAGGCTTCCGTGACGTAGCTCCTCCCGCCCACCTTGATCGCCCGCAGCACGCAGTCTTCGTCCGAGGTCAGGCGCTGAACGACGCGCCGACTCGGGGCCCGATCGGCCTCCCGCGCAATGCGCTCTTCGGAGAGGTCCGTCGGGCGATGGCCCGTTACCAGCCGAATGCCGACGTCGCAGAAGCGCACTTCCGTTTCGCCGGTCTCCAGCGTCCGCTCGGTCATCGAATACTTGTGCTGCTTCGGAATCGTCGGAGACTGCTGCCGGAGCATCTGCTTGACCGTGGCAAGATCGTCCTCGAGGGTTTCGAGGGTCGACTGGCGCACCAGGACAACGTCCTCCGCCGGGGCCTCTGATGGTCCGCCATCCCGACGAGGAGCCTCCCCGCTATGTGGGCTCAGGTCCTCCATTGCGCCCTCAGAGACAGGTACGCGTTTGCGCGCGAACGATCGGAGTTACGCCTCGTCATCGAGGCGGTCGATCATGAAGCGCATGTCCTCGACGTAAGAGCGCATGAGTTCCTCCATCGCTTCCGCGTACTGCTCCGGCGGTACCAGCTTCCGATTGAGGGCCTTGCTCAGCGTGTAATCCTTCAGGTCGTGTTGATCGCAGAACTCGCACTGCGACCATCCCACCGCACTCAGCGCCGCCCGAAAAAGGTTGATCTGCTCCTCGGAAAGCAGTTCGTGGATGGAGATCGACAGAACGTCAGAGTCGGCCATGGTTGTCATTGTGCTTGACATGCAATAGATTTGGGCAATCCAGTTGACAAGTGAACCGTCCTCAGTGCAACGATAAACAAAACGTTGCCCAATGTCAAGCGTTAATTTATCTGATCGGTTACGTGCGGCCCGAAAACACGCACGGTTGACTCAGGCGCAGCTTGGGGAGGAGCTCGGACAGTCCAAACAGTCCGTCTCCGGCTATGAGACCGGACGAACGGAACCGAGCAGGGAGAAGCTGCAGCAGATCGCCGAGTTGACAGAAGTCAACAAATCGTGGTTGTTCACAGGCGAGGGAGACATGACGGCTCCTAAATCCGTCGCGGACGGGGGGCGCGAGTACGAGGTGGGGCCCGATGCAATTGAGTTGAAGGTCTTCCGGGACATCCGTCCGTCGGCGGGCAACGGGAAAGTGACCTACGAGGTCGAGGAGTTAAATCCAGATACCCTCGTGCAGTCGAAACGGTTGTTTCGAGACCTACTCGGCTTTTACCCTCCCAAGGACATGCGGGGGATCTATATCGACGGGGATAGCATGGCCACCACCGAGGGCCCGTACGAGGATGGCCAGCTCGTCCTGTACCGCCCGGTGGAGCAGCTGCAGGGCGGAGAGCGATATCTCCTTCTCGTTGAAGACGTGTCTACGGGAGATTGGCGACTCCTTTTTAAGCGTGTGCAGGTCTACGCTGGCGGCGGCATCAAGATCATTTCAGACAACAAGGCGGCCGGTCTCGAAGATGAAACCTTGCTTCCCAATGACGAGGGACAGCTCGTTCACCAAACCACGGGCGTACCCGTTCACATGCGTACTGTTGGCCGCGTCCTCTGGCCCGATCCCAACCAGGCCGCTGACGAGGTGACCGTCATCACCCGCACGATCGAACGACTCGTCAATATGGGCATGATATCCTCCTAGTCCAATGCATGCACGCAAAAACCCTATTTTGGTGTCAATCCTAGCCCTTTCTCTTTTGGTGCTTGCATGGATGCACAGATATGAGTACTACACCGGAAGTGGAGTTCGACTGGTTCGGGTGGATAGGATCACAGGTGAGGCAAAGGTGCTTCAGAATTATCAAGAAACTGCAGGTGATGCACCTCAACCCTTCTGGATAACTGTCAAAGATAGGCCTCCAGATGGTGTTGAAATACCCAGCTCTAACTTAAATCATGGCAACCCAAAAGATAGAATTGATAAATACTTGAATAACCTCCCTGAACCATGATTTACTTTCGATTACTTACCTTATTTATTGGCTTGTCTTTTTGTCTTTTCTTAAGTGGCTGCCAGTCTTCATCACGGTCGAACGACTCGTCAATATGGGCATGATCTCCAGCTAATGGGCATATTCCCCCCGTAACACTATGGTTAACAAGGTTTTACGATGGATTCTTGCAATACCTGCAGGACTCCTGATCTCCACAGCAACCTATGTCGGGATTCGTTACGGATGGACATTCTTTAATTTTCTTCTACCTGAAACCATAGGATACATTTTTGAAATTGCAGGGCGATGGATTGGGGCTTCTGGAGCTGTTGCTGGAGCCCTCGGAGCATCAGCTGCAGTTGCTCCCTCCGAAGAATACCAATATGTCCCACCTGTCTTCTTCGCTCTTATTGCCGGTGTCGGTTTCGGCACTCAGATTTTTGATCCAGATGGTTTTGTACGCCTGGTTGAATATGCAATTTGCTTCGTGGGCTCAGTCGTCGGCGCCATTGAACTGAAAAAAGAGGCTGACGAACGATCTAAGATTCTCTCAGAACGAATGCAGTGAAGGGATGTCACGTCGCAACGCGAGCTTCAACCTCTTTCAGCGAGACAGCGGTCGCTGGTACGCCCTCATCTATGACCCGAGTCGGCACCCCAACCAGATCCAGCGCACGCTCCGAACGACTGAAAAGAGCGTCGCCCGAAAAAAGCTCGTCGATTGGGAGCGAGCCTATGCCGACGGCACCTTCGACCCGTGGACGGACAACCAGAGCAAGGACCTCACCGTCCACGAGGCGCTCGGGCGGTACAAGAACGCCCGCGAAGAAGCTGGCGACTCTGAGCACACCCTTCGAACGCGCGGCTCCCGCCTTGACCAGTTTGCCGAGTGGGTTCAGGAAGGTCTCCCCCTGAAGGCATTAGACGCCGAGCAGATTAATGCCTTCATGGGCCAGATCCCCGGTCGCTTCAATGACGAGCCCTCGATTCATACCCTCGAAACCTACTACAACACCCTCTCGGGCTTCTTCTCCTGGTGCGCAGAGCAAGGCCACATCGGGGAGAGCCCCATGAAGAGCCTGTCCCGACCGCGGGCCCCGTCAGACAGCTTCACCGTGCTCGACGTCTCCCAGCTGCAAGAGATACGCCGCGTTATCATTGCCGAGACCACGCCCAACCCGCCGGGGCAAAATGCCAACCGGAAGCGTCTGCGCCGCTTCATGCTGGGCCTGGCCGACGTGGCCGTCGCGTCCATGATGCGGATCGGGGAACTTTGCTCCATTCGTTGGAGCCAGGTGCGCCTCCAGAGCACTGAAGAAATGACTGCCTACGTCCGCGTGGAAAATTACACCGAGGACGAGGTCGAAGACGGATGCGACGGCTTCACCGCCAAGACCCGCACGTCAACGAACCGTTCGATCTTCCTCCCTCCTCGAGGGGCCTACGTCTTCTACAAGCTCTACGAGCGCTACAAAGAAGACAATGACGAACCGCCCCCCTTCGATCGAATCGTCTTCCGGTCCGCCATGGGAAAACCGCTTATCCCCCAGACCGCCTCGAAGCTCTGGGCCCACTACGTCGGCGAGGCCAATGTCGGCCGCCGCGTCCGCTTTCATGACCTGCGGCACACCGGGATCTCTTGGGCCCTGAACGACCTCGGCATGCCCGTGAGCCACGTTCAGGAAATGGCCGGCCACGCTACGGCCGACCGCACCTTAAGCTACAAAATCAGCGGCGAGCGCTCGATGCGCGACGCCTACCGGCGCGTCAGCGGCCGAGCCCCGACCGGAGAAACACCCACCCACGAAGAGGTGACTCAATTTTTGTGGATGGACGGCGACTGGAAAGACGATCTCAAGCGTTCCCTTCGCTTCACCCCCACCTACACGAGCAGGTCCAAAAAGGAAATGCAATCGGGCTGATGACCGATTGCTGCGCGCAACGTGGCTTCAATAATTGGCGGCCACACCTGGCATGACGTGACCACATTTGACACAGAGATCTCCAGTCTGATCAAGCCCAGCCGCCTCAGAGGCCCATTTTCGGGGATCAAACGGCCCTTCGCTCGATTCCAAAACCCTCTATGTCGACTATTCCGGACAGCTCCAGAAGGCGCAGATGGACTCGGTCGAAGACTAACTCAAATCTGTACCAACAAAGGAGGTCTTCACCCAAACGGGTGGTGATGTGTGTGCAACATCACCACCCGTTTTTGAATGAATCCGGTCTCCGCCAGAGGTAAAGAGCGGAGACGACGCTGCACCCATTTACTCGTCGTTCCGGAGGTACTCATCGTCTTCTCGGGCCCGGACGACCGCCTTGTAGCTATCATCCTCCTGCTGGGCCGAACGCACAATCACGTTCTCTTTCCCGAACCGGCGATAAAGAAGGTTGCGCAGATTCTGGATGTCGTTCTGCTCCAGATCGGAGAGTACGATCGCTTCACCATCGTCGATCTCACCCCACTTCTGGGCAATAGGCTCATACTTGGACGTACGGCCCCGTCCTCCGCTCGCCCCGAGTTCACGTTCAGCTTCCTGTTGGTCCATGACTTCCATTTGAAATTCTGTGTCCATGATTCTAAGTACGATCGTTAGTGAATAACCGCTGAGATTTGGAATTTATACCTGATTGAAAGGTTCCTCCCTTCTTCCTCCTTCATTTAATGTCTATATCCACTGTTTCGAAATTAAACGGGATTCATCCTACCTACAATGCGCTTCCGCAGTCCCGGTACAGACTCATTCGCGTGATTACGTACCGATATTAAAAACGTATCCGTGCTCAATTTCCCCCGCCTCTTGACCGTCGATGATCACGACAGATCGGAAATGCTCGACCTGTTCAAATCGTTCTTCAACTTCGCAAAAGGTAATGGTGGCATCTGGAAAGTCTGCCGACAGTTCCTTACACGGGGCCTTTAAGCTTGTACTGTCTTCCAGGGCACTCGCAACGGCGAATTTGAGGGACGAGGGTCCGCCATCCTCCCCGTCCTCCGTCGGTTGAGGCTCGAACCCATGCTCTTCAAGAATCGGGTGCGTGCGCACAGCATCGGGATCCTTGGGGTTCGACACCAGCAGGTACGTTACGACAGTCGCCATTGGTGAACTCCTGTGGGCTAATTGATGATTGTAAGACGCACATCTACCGATGTGTGAGTTCGTTCGTGTCCCGACGGCCGTCGGGATCGCCGATCGTGCTCTGAGGGTTCAGCCGGCTTTGCATCTGGGCGTATGGGACACGGGGATTGGGAGACGCGGGGACGCGCCCTGCGTGGCATGTTCTCCGCGTCCCCCCATCTCCGTGTCTTCCCTGCAAGGTTGGGGACATCGGGGATTTTCCCGAGGAGTTGGTTTTGTTTAAACGTTCTCACATATCGGTAGTCCGTTCTTCCGTTCTCTCTCAGGCTCCAGGCGACGTTAATGAATGTACTGGATTGTCAAGTCTCATTCTTCAGGTCTGACGCGATCTCAAAATTCCAGGGCAA